AATAAACAGATAGTCTATAAGGTTTGTGAAACTGCCATGAATACCAGTATTAGGGCTCAACAATTTAAGACTAACGGCTTCCTCGTCGCCCGTCACAAAGTCCTCAATAGGAAGGGTTCCGCCTACACGGCCAGCGATCTGCGTACCACCAGTGAGTGCCGCCATAAACCCTTCAAAAACAAACCCAGCGGATGATTCGCTATAGTCGTTTAGGCAGGCCTGGAGTGCCTCAATGATCATCATCATATTGAGGATCGCGTTAAACCTTTGTCCGGTTCCCTTTCTTTTAGCGCGTTCTGGATCGACGAAACTATTAACGTGGTCGATGCGTGCCTGAATGCTCGGCTGACGAGTGATGGACGCAAATATTCTGTCGATGTCTTGTCTTGATTGGCTATTCGGATCTCCCCACGCTTCGTTGGGATTGAGTTTGGGAATAGGAATAGACATGCTAAAGCGCTCGGCCTCAGCGAGCGGCCCCATAGAATCATCAGTGGCGGGTACCTCGCTCAGTGGGAGGCGCATTATCTCCTCAATCATTTCAAACAAAGACGCGGGCGTAACTGTCCGCTCTTTTTTAACATATTCTTCTTTTAAAATCTTGCTCAACTCAGACATATAAAAAACCTCAGATAATTATGTCAGCAATACCTAATTCTACTGCTTCTTCTGCTGATAAATAGACGTTAACATTGCGTTCTAGCATATTTTTAACGTCCTTTTTCGTCATGCTGGTGTTTTCGACCAGGCAGTTGATGTACATTTTTTGTATTTGCTCGATTGCTTCCATCTCATTCAGCAAGTTATGAAGCGCGCCATGTTGGCCGGCGATAACAGAATGGATCATAACCCGGCAGTTCTTTCCGATCTTTCGCTTACCCTTAGTTCCGGCAGCTAAAAGCGGCACACCTGCCGACATTACCTTGCCCATGCCGATGGTGTGAATTTCCATCTCCTGTTCTACCATTTTCATCACGTCATATAGGGCGAACATATCGTCCGCACTGCCGCCATATGTTGAGATATAAAACTCAACCGGCCTTCTTTCTTTCTCTTCCAATAATTTGTTTTGCTCGTTTAGATATAGCAAAGCATGAACCAACTCTGCGATTTTCTCATCAGTTACCTCACAGAACAGCCCAATGAGCCGTAGGTCCGGCTCGGCCTTTGCTGGGGTGCCGCCTCCCACTACAAGCATCTGCCCTAATAATTCTTCTACCGCTGCGTCTTCTTCATCTGGCGTAAGAGGTTTCGCCGGTGATTTCTGTTTTTCTTCTTCTGCTAAGATCATTTTAATAATCTTTTTGATTTTATTTATCATTGTTCAGATTCTCTCCCAAAATGCTAGTGCTGTTTTTTTATTAGTTTGTAGGTATGTCATCGCGGTGTCCCAATCATCAAACTCAAGCATATTGAGGTAGAATGGCGGATGAGCATATATAAGAGTGTTGATCGCCTTTGTTTTAAAATGTTTAATATCATCATCATATTTTTTCTCGAAGATGCTTATTTGTGTGGCATTCCTTTCAGTCTTAATTAGGCTCTCCAGCACTAATTCGCGAGCATAAGTCATATGCTCCAACGATTTTATAAGCGAAGTTAGATAAATCACGTGCGCCATCTTAACTAACATAATAGAAAGTCGAGTTGATCGCATAAAATAGAATGTCTTGTGGGTCATGTACCCAAACACAAACATTAGTATGTACATCCACCAATATGTCATAAAAAACCTCAAAAGAAAAGCCGCCGGTAGTCCAGCGGCTCTTATATTATAACTTAACTCTATGTCAGTGTCAAATTATTTTGTTTTGGTAAGTCTCTTAAGGATGCGTTCAGCTAGTTGATCAGCTATCGCCTCCTTCTTTTGTGTCTTTCCGAGACGGGCGGCTACTCGACGGGCGACTTCGTTGACAATCTCTTCTTGATTCTCATATACGCCGCGGCTGCCGGGGGGGAGTTCCTCTTCCTCTTCTTCTTCGGGCGCCAGGTCTGGGCCAGGGTCTTCCATGCCCATCTCCATATCATCCATGGCGGGCTCGACATCCATTTCCATATCATCTGACGCGTCGACATCCGAGTCGGCATCATCCTGTACATCGACTTCAACATTGGCTAGGCCGGCCAACATCTCAAGATCATGAGCGATTCTGGCCACGATCTCTTCAGCCTCTGAGCCTTCAGAGCCCTCTACATCCATCTCTGCATCTCCTAGCTCGACGGCTTCGGGCTCGTCATCGAGGGTTACTTCGTCCTCGGTCGGTGGGCCCATTTCGTCATCTTCAAGTCCTCCAAGGGGCGCTTCAAGCTCTTCCTCTTCCTCTCCGGGGAACTCCTCATTAATACCTAAGTTAAGTCCCATTTCTGAGATCCTTTTTTGGCCCACAGCGGGAAGGTTTGCCAGTTTCATAAATTGGCGAACTTCGCCCTCTGTTAAAAGTGTTTTTCGAGCCATTTTATTTTCTCCTAAGACGTTGTTTAAATCTAAACTCAACTGTAAATAGTATCTAACTTTGTTAAATCCCTTCAAAAGAGCAAAGATGATATGTCTAGACGTTTTTTGAGCTTCTTAAGGGCGGCGGACTCTATTTGTTTTATTCTCGCAAATGAAACCCCAGTTCGTTCAGCCACTTCTCTCAGTGTCATCCTCCCTTGCTCATACACTGCGACAAGTGTGCAGTTATAGTCAGCGGAATACTCTATCCACATTCTACATTCCGTCTTTGTGCAGTTCTTATTCTTCTCGCGGCACACCCTAGCACACGGCCGTAAGCCATCTTTTGATCTCATAAGTCAGGGTGCTCGCGCGATAGTAGATCAAATATATTTTCTATTTCTCCATCGTTTAAAGCCAGGTCATTCATCATTTGTTTCCCTTCGGTTCTAAGCTTCTTTGATTTTCCAGTTCTTGGTACGCTTTTCTTTTTCTTTACCTCGTCGATATAGTCTAAGATCCTTTCATCGCCACCAATATATCCATTTACAATGTGCCGAAAGAAACCGGCTTGCGTCATTCTTTCATTCTTTAATTTAATGATGAGTTTTGCTTGCTTGTGGTCAGTTATGTCGAAAGCGACCCTTTTAGAAAGGCCTCCATACTCACCATGTTCTAAACCATCATCATTTCTTTTTTTAACAGTCACCACTTTCGCCCAATAATATGAGTGTGACTCTCAGATAATCCAGAAGATGTTTGTTGAACGAATTCTGCTACACTGTGGAACTCTGAGATATTTCTGGCACCACTGTATGATAGACCAGAGCGGATACCGCGCTCAAGGTCTGCAAGTATATACTTAGCACCACCTCGATATGGTACGGTGGAGGATACACCCTCAAACGATGAGAACTTGCCGCGCCACTCGACCTGGGCTTCCTTCGAAGCCATGCCACGATATACTTTCCATCTGGTGCCAGAGCCATCGTCGATAACTTTGCCGGGCGTCTCGTTAGTGCCGGCCAACAGAGAGCCACACATTACAGCGTCAGCACCAGCGGCCAAGGCCTTTACAATGTCTCCGGAGTTACGGATCCCACCGTCGGCAATAATTTTAACGTTGCGGTCAGTTTTAGCGCACTCAACCACAGTCTGAAGACCTGGCATACCATGCCCTGTTTGAATGCGAGTGGAACAGATAGACCCACCACCAATGTTGCAGCGTACACTATCTGCTCCCCAGTCCGCGAGGTCATTAACCCCTTCGAGAGTCGCGACGTTGCCGGCCATGATGTGGATGTCATCACCGAATGCGACTCGTAAGGCACCGAGTGCTTCCCGCATCAAGATATGGTGGCCGTGGGCCACGTCGACACACAAGAACGTAACACCAGTTGCAACTAGGGCAGCTGCTCGTTCTATGTAATCGCCGGTAGTTCCGATAGCGGCGCCGACGATCGGATTGTCTTCTTTTGACGCGTCTCGCGCATAAGAATTCATCCTTGCTTGTTCGGTGATGCTGTTATATCGATGGAGTACAGCTGCACCGCCATGTTTTGACATAACGATTGCCATTGGGGACTCCGAGATCGTGTCCATTGGTGAGGCAATGATGGGTAACTCTAATACAAGATTTTTTCCCAGATCGGTCGAAATATCGATCTCGCTGCGCGATCGAATGTCGGAGTATTTTGGGACAAGCAGCACATCATCATATGATAAGCAGTTATTCATTAGTTTCTCTCGATAAACTTTTTAATGTCATTCGATGCATACCACGTCTTTTCATTTGGGTTTTCTGGCTCTGGCATTATTCGAATCTTTTGATTCTTGTGACCAGTCCTGATTAATGAAATGGTTGGGACACCGGTAAACTTTAGTTGCTGCTCTATTTGCGGATAGTCATCCACATTAAATGCGAAAAAGTGCATGCCGGAATAATTTTCATTGTTTGATATATCCTCATAATATTCTTTCAAGTTGTGGCAATAATTGCACCCACTCGAATAAAACTTTATGACGCATGTGGCGCTCTCCTCTATCTTGCCACTAATCAGTTTCTGAAGCGACGGTGTTGTTAATCTTTTCACTGACATTATCAATTGCCTCCTGTGTTCTCTTAATGCAGTGCGGACAGAATAATCGCACTGTTTCTTGTTTCACTACAACGCTCCATGATGCTAACATTTCACGGTTTTGCTTGTCAAATGGTTCTTTGCATGCGGAACATTGCGATGGTAGCTTACCAAATTGGGAAATTTTTTGGGTAAGATTTTCTGTGGAATCTTGTCCCACTTTCTTCTCCATTGCTCTCCGGGTCTTGCGGTTCATTCGCTTTCTTCTACCTTTTTCTTGCGTGGGGCGCGCTTCTTCTTTACGGAATTTGTTCTACGAAGTGTCGGCGACATCTCTTCCGTTACAACCATCGGGGGGCGCTCTGGTTCAGGCGGTGGGGCCGGTGGCCGTTCGGCCTGGCGAAAATACTGTTGAAGTGTCAGCATCGCACCTTCATATTTTGCCAGTTTAAGTGCCTGATTGGCGATCTTATCTACATCGCCTTCTTCTGCTGGTCTCGCATAAATATCCTTAATAATACCAAATGCCTCAAGGGCTTTGGCACGCAATTGTAAAATTGCTGCATCTGATGTTTCTTTAGCCACTATTGTTTTCCTTTTTTTTATTGTTGGGTTTATCGGTTCATCGCGCCGAAGACTTGTTGCTTGCTTTCACCATCAAACACCACCACGGCTGATGGGAACGGGGCGCTGTTTGTGCTATCTCCAAACTTTAGGCGCCCCTTGACGAAATATAGCTCGGATGCCAGCATGACATATTTGTGCCAATACTTTGTGTCGGTTCTTGCTGGAATAAGCATAACCACCTTTGTGTGGCGCTTCAGAGACTCGCGATATCCCTTTTCAATCCACTTGTCAATGCCTCTTCCATAGGGGGGATTGACAAACACCGTGTGCCCTTGCCAATCCTTTGATAAGCCATCTTCTACTTCTGTGAAGAAGTTGGGACACTTTGTATTATGTGGGCTGGCGCAGGGATCGAGATCGAATGTTCCAAACCGCCAGTTAAGCTTATCATAAAAGTCTTGTGGGGTTGCCCAGTCGCCGGTGGCGGAGCTAAACATTGTCTTTTGTGTTGATTTATTCATTTGTTATCCTTATATTGTTTATAAAACTTTCGGTGATGGGCAGGTTTTCTAGTGATTTCTGGGAAAACATATATCGGTTGCCGACCATAAACCCGAACTCATTCCAGTCAATTGAGTTTAGTGCTCTTGTTGCGCTCAACAAATCAACATCCTTATTTCTGGGAAATATTGCCAAGACTGAACCATCATACTTTTTACAATTATTTGTGAAAAAGGGCTCCTCTTGTCTGGTTTTACAATTAACATATATTCTTTCCGATTCGGATTTGTGGTAGTCACGACCCCAGTGCCACCAGTTTTCCTCTGTGAATGTTTTAATTTTTCGATTTAAAAGCTTATCTTTCTGGGATAACAGGTTTTGTTTAGGTTTTTCATAGTGGTACCGTTTTAGTTTCGATGTCTTGCGTGTGAAAGAGCCCACAAAGTCTGAGTCACCGCAGGGATCACAGAAAACAGAATCTAAACCACTTACAGCACCTACTTTAACATAAAAGAAATCGCCCAACTTGTGCTTAAACGTTTCATCTGAAAAAATTAGCTGTCCGTGGTGCAGGTTCATGTTTTTGGCGCCATCATTCGTTTCTGTTTTATGTGTGAAACAATTTTTCTGAAACCTCCAAATAGCACAGTTAGGGGAAAACCCCTTAAACAACATCTCATCTCCATAGTCATAAAAATGAGTTATTGTACCATGCTTATATATCTTTTCATTAAGGTGTGCGCACGAAGTTGCATTTATGAACCCTCGGGGAGTCACAAAAATGATCTCTCCATTGTCTCCTAGCATATCTATACATTTATCAATAAAGAACACATATAAATTCGTTCTCTTATCATAGCTATCGATATCCAAAAATTCTAAAGTCGTTGGTAATATATTCTTAAATTTAACGTATGGGGGGTTGCCTATAATAGTGTCAAATTTTCTTTCAAACTTGTGTTCAAAAAAGTCACCAGTGATTGCTCCCGCGGGACACACAGTTGGGTCTATCTCTATCGCATAAGAATCCTCTTTGGCTGACAGTTTGTCCCAAAAGGCACCTTGACCACAAGAAGGCTCCAGAATGGAACCAGAATTTGTACGTAAAGACAACATTCTATCAACAACCTCATCAGTTGTGAATACTTGTCCCAATGATTCAACTCTATAAGGCTTCATAAAGGTTCATTCTCCAATCTTTTTCAAAAGTTTCTCTGAGAATATCATTATAAAAGGAGCGCGCTTCAGGAACGGTACGTAACTTTAGTTCTTGATTCTTTTTCCAGTTAATCTGAAATGGTAGGTTGTTACAGTTTGTTGTAGCATGATTTAGATTTCTAATCGACGTTATAATCACATCGGATGTATCATTTTTATTGACAGAAAAAAACCAATAATCTCGGCTGCTATTTTCATCGACTATGGAGTTCATCATATCAATATACTGCATTGTATCTTTTCCGGCGTTTGGACATCGGGCGCGCTGGACCTCTACATCAGTCAAAGCCCACAATAACGATAGGAAATTACATGCGTTGTCTGCAGTTTTGTGGGTAGCGCTCTTGATATTGACCGGTGTGTCTGTTTCAACTATCCAGATATCCCACCAACATCGGTTCGATATATTCAAATCGTCACTTGTTAAAAAGACCTTCTTCCCAAATCCAGCGTTACGCAGCCAATCAACAATTATGTCTTCATCATGGGCAGAGTTAATCCTTCCATCACGATGAGCATCAGACAACATCAGCGAACTATTAATAATACTTTCTTTTAGTTCATTTAAAATTTCATAAGTTCTTTTTTGCTTATTATTCATCTGTACTTCCCAAAGCTCCATCACCCCTATCGCTAATAGTGACAGCTGATGCATATAGCTCACGTTCATACGTTTCTACCGGTCGCGGATGCAGCACCGGCACCATTACCAGTTGTGCTATCTTATCACCGGCTTTGATAGACTGACTCTCAACGCCAACATTGTGAAGATTTACAAATACTTCACCGCTATATCCACTATCTACGACACATGCCCCTACCAACAAACTTCTCTTGGCCGCCACGCTTGAACGGTTTTTCACCTCAAGCATGAAACCGTGTGGTACTTCAAACTTAAGTCCTGTTGGAATGACGCGGCTGGTACGGGGGGCGATGAGTACCTTTAAATGTTCATCTACTGGTGAATAGAATACATCGAGGCCGGCGTCAGAGGGGTTCGCTCGTACAGGTGTCTGAGCCGATGGGTGTGTCTTGGCATATTGGATGATCAAGAGCCGTCTCCTCCAGAAATAGTCTTAAAATTATCGACTACCTCATCAATGTTGAAGTTACCACGGAACAAACGATATGCCTTCACTGCTGCTCGAATCTCATCTGTATTTAGCCAGCCGTTCTGGCGAAATTCTGACCGTAGCTCGCGCTTTTGTTCTTGGTAAGGCTCGATGCACTCTTCAATCGCTGATAGCGAACGAATGTACTCCTTAACGTATTGCTTCTTCTCGTCGTGTGATGATGCCATTTTCCCTCCTTGCGGGTTTAGGTCTTTCTTACTCTTATATTATAACAACACACAGGGGTGCTGTCAAGTACTATTTGTCAAAAACTTGAGGACCAAACAGCTGAGACATAAACCTTTTTACAACATGGTCTCTCTCGTGATCGCTTTCGCACTCGGAAAAGATGTAGTTGTATGTATTCTTCTCTTTTGATAGCTCTTGATTCAATGTACTGGTCTCTTTCTTCATCCAGCGAATTTGCTGTTTATAGTTTTTAGGGGTTGTGATATTAAACTTTTCTGCAATATCGAGAATAATAAAATACTTGCGCTCTTCCAATGCTGTCTTTGCTTCTTTGAACATGTTTAATTTAACATCTCTTTCCTCGGGTGTCAAGTTTTTATCCAATTTATCTGGGTGAATCAAAAGTGCTATCTTTCTAAATACCTTATTGAACACATCGTGGATTTCTTGCTCGTCCTTAGACATCTGATAGTCACCAAGTTGTTGCGGATATTCCTCTTGGTTCTCGCTACGTATTTGTTGCTCGGAGGGAGCACTATGAATTATGAGAGATCCATCTATACTGGTGTCAAGCTGGGCATTTTGCTGGTCATCCTGGGGTGTGCTCTCACCATGGTATAACTTTTTAATTTTCTCGCTGTTCTTTTTATTTAACTCAGCAAGATCAATCTCATTTTTAATACAATAATCTTCATAATGGGCTTGAAACTCTCGGGAAGATGCTCTGTTAATCTCCTTTACGAAGTCGAGTTCTTCATTGATAAACCGAAGTTCGTTAATATAGCGCTTCCATCTAAGTTTTGCTGAAGCCGCCACACTGAGTCCCCCTACCCAAAGTCAAATTCAACCTTTGTCTTAATCTTTAGTTCTGGTATAAATAGATGGTTAGCTAGGTTATGTTTTTTACATTCGTCAGCCTCTAAAAACCAGTCAGCGTGGCCCCTCTCATGGACTATATCAAGGAAGTATTCCTTGTGATGCCCACAGTTTTCTGCCATCATCGTGTATATCTTTGTGTTAAGGCGGTCAGTTTCATCGGCGCTCACTTTAACCTCTTCTACCTTTCCCCATGCCATCGAACTCACATCATGAATCATGAAAGTCGCATCCGGATCCATATATCGCATGCCTTCCGCTCCAAAACTCGCCAATATTGCCCCACAAGACATGGCTTTACCCTGAACGATAGTGGCAACAGAAACCTTCGAATGCTTAATATCTGAGATCATAGACATCAAACTATACACCTGGCCACCGTAACTATCTATTATTATTGGGATAACTGGTTGTCCCGTGTTCTGGGCTCTCGATATTAGACTTGAGAACTCCTTTGCCGCGGCATCATCAAACTTCCTCACCCGTAATACGACCGGTAGGTCTGTTTTAAGTTCTGGCTCTTTTAAGAGTGGTGAAAAATATTTGATGATGTTCATTGTTGTTTATCCCATTAATCGAAAGTTATATTTAATAGATCTAGTTGAGAACCCCCATTGTTCGTTATAATCCAGCCGGCTCATATACGGCCTGTTGATATGAATACGATCTTTTTCAGGTTTTACTCCCCAGCACCTTATCTTAGTTAGTTCGTTGTTAGAATCTATCACCTCAAGTATCCAATAAGTCTTTCCATTTTTTGTCTTGCGAGGCACAATTTTTCGAGGTATAAACCAGCATACTTGCAATTCTGGATCAAATTCAGAAATAGGTGGAATAAATTTCTCTTTTAGTTTCTCGATCATTTCGGCGCTCATCACAAGGTTCATCGGAAAGATTCCGGTTAAGTCTGTTTTGAACTGAATAACTTCTTCTTCTGTAAAGTCACCCTCTGGTTCGTATATTTCCAGATTCTCCAAAAACTTCTTGAGATTTTTTGGGCGCTCTACAACACAGGCACTCCAAAAATGCTTTCGGCCAGTGAATCGGTTATCCACCAAATTATCTAGGGCGCCGCCCCTACACAGAGCATCCAGTGCCTTCTTATTGAACTTGCTATATGACACCCCTTCTCGGAACAACAAATCCTCTGCATTCATAAACGGACGGTTCTCTAATATCTGTTCGATGGCTGACATACCAAGACCCTTGATAGATGTCAGCGGTTGGATAAGAGTCTTGCCGTCTTCGCTGATCTCCCACACAATACCTGACTTATTAATATCGAGTGGTTCGATCCTAAAGCCATGGCTCTTAGCTGCATTGATAGCCTTTTCCTTTCTCTTCTCAGGCTCTTTATCAAGGAATGCTGCGGCCCACTCGCTGGGATACTTCTTCCATAACCAAGCACACTGGTAAGAGATGATACTGTATGCTGTCGCGTGGTTCTTAGAAAAACCATATTTAGCGAACCCTGCCATCAAGTCCCAAATCTCTTCTGCTGTACGAATTGACATGCCCTTCTCACTAGCACCCTCGATGAACTGCTCTCGAAACTTTAGTAGAAGATGTTCCTTTCCTGTGCCTTTTTTTGTGAGCAGCTTGCGGATCGTGTTACCATCATCTCGGGAAATATCCTTTCCTATCCTGTGTGTGATCTCGCTGATCTGCTCCTGATAGATAACATGTCCGTAACTCTCCTCTGTGATCTCCTTGAAGATAGGGTGGTACCATTCAATGGCAGTATGTCCGTCCTTGGCTGCGATATATTGGTCATGGACCTTCGCTGACAACGGACCAGGACGAAAGATAGAAGTCACCGCTGAAATCTCTGCGATATTCGTCGGCTTTACGCTCTTACAGAAGTCCTGTGCTCCGTCATTTGTGAATTGGAATGTGCCGGCAAAGTTGCCCTTGTGAAACACGTGCTTATAAACCGACTGATCGTTCAGGTCTATCACATCTGGGTGTAATTTCTCGTTATAGTAGTTTCGAACCTGTTCGAATGTACATTCTTCTACCCCGTGGTGGCGACGAAGAATGTGTTCAACGCAGCCTTCGATCATCTTCAGTGTTGAGAGCCCAAGCAAATCGAACTTAATGAAACCCATCGGCTCAAGGTGACGGACGTTCTGGCCCTCTGCCCATGGCGACTGGCGCACACCGCCACTGTTGATGAGAGGCATGTTCTCGTTCAGGTTCTCCGATACTAACAGGCCGCCGGCGTGACGGCTGCAGCTTCTCACCTGTCCTACAAGCCCCTGAACCCGCTCCTGAACCTCGGGATGTTGAGCCAAGAATGATCTCAGCGATGTAGAAAACTCCAACACCTCTTCCCAGGTTGGAACATATACACCAGCGCTAATACCATGGCGCTGCTTAGCGGGGCCGATGGCCTCGTTCATCATCGCACTGGTTACATTATTGACTTCCGAAAATGGAATGTCGTACAATTTTGAAATGTCTTTAATAAGCGACTTCAATTGGAGCGTGTTCCAGTTAGAAATAGGTGCTACTCTGTCTTCTCCCCACTTCTCGATCAGGCGCTCCTTCAGTACCATTGGTGCAGACACATCTGTATCAATATCGGGATAGTCTGTCGCATCCGATCGTAAGAACCGCTCGAAGGGCAGAGCATATTTGATGGGATCGATCTGTGTGATCTTTAGCGCATATGCCACCAGCGACCCACACGCACTACCGCGACCGGGGCCGACAAGCATTACTTCAGCAGCCTCATCCACAATAGCTTTCATCGTGAGGAAGTACTTGCTAAAGCCGCGACTGTCAATAACATCTAGTTCATGCCTAAGTCGCTGAATATACTCATCGTTTGTGTGTAGCTTCAGTTCTCGTAGCCCATCAATAGCGTAGCGAACGAGTGCTTGCGTGGCGGTGGCACCTTCTGGCACAACAAAGTCTGGCAGACGCACGGTTGTGTCCGGCATAAAACTTTCGATGCGTTCGTGGGCAATCCGATATGTTTCTTCGATGCTCTGTAAAACAAGTTCATCGTCATACTCGACACCCTGTGTCTCGGAGTAGTGTTTGTAGCTCTCCCACATTTGATCGCCGTTTTTCGGATAGAGTTCGTAGCCGATCGTATCTACACTATCGGGGATAACGCTTTTCTCTTCTCCATCATCCTCTTGCTCGGTCTTCCACTTCGGCTTGCCCTTACCTAGCCAACCAAGTTGCTTATATAGTTCTCTATCCTTCCAAGCTTCAGGATTGGGATAGTGGCTGTCTGCGGTTGAGATCATCTTAAGATCAAACTCTTTTGCAATCTGAATAATGTGCTTGTTGAGTTCGTGTTGCTCAGGAATGTTATTCCACTGGAGTTCTGCATACCAGCGATCTCCAAAGATCGATTGCATCTCTATCGTTGTCTCACGCATTGCATCTAAAACCGCTCCAGGGCCGTCATCGCGGTTCTCCCAGTAGTTTCCAGCGTATACTCCACCTAGACATGCAGAAGCAGCTATAACCCCCTCTGAGTGCTCTCGCAACAGATCATAGTCCATACGCGGGTAGCGATAGAAATACTCCTCGGTATAACTCTTAGACACCATTTTATACAGGTTATTTAGTCCTGTCTGGTTCTGTGCCAACAAGATAAGATGGCGCCGGCGCTTGAGGATAGGTTGTGCGGCTTTTGTATCGCCCTCGTCCTCGGCTGTCGCTCCTGACTGAGCAGATTTCTTGGCTGAGCGTGATTTCTTTTTATCTGCCATCGCTTCATCATAAGCCGCGCGCCAGTCCTTAACAGACGTAGTGAAGTATGCCTCAACCCCAAAGATGGGTTTGAAGTCTTTGCCTTCTGCCTTCATCTTCTTTGCGTGGAGCACCTGCCACGATAGCCCATTCATATTGCCATGGTCTGTTAGTGCTAATGCATCGCCGCCATTCGAATAACAAAAATCCATATGTTCTTGCGGGTAACCGATGGCATCAAAAATAGACCCAGCCACACTGTGTGCGTGTAGTCCAACAAATTTAATCATTCTCTCTCCTAACTTTGATCCAGATGCCCCAAATAATAGGCACTGCGATCGGGTGTAGGCACAACAACCAACTTATTGGTGCGCCAGCAATAAACCATGGGCTAACATTGTGACCCAGCCAAACGAATAGCAGCGGAAACAATATATCTTCTATAACCTCCCAAGCAACGATGATGACAACGAGTGCCAGGCCATGTTCTTTGAGAGTATCCAGCAGTTTTGATGGCCGGAAATGTTCTAACTTATGCTTAACACGGTGCCATACCCACCGCAGTGCGCTTCTCATTCTTCTTCGCCCTCATTATATGGTATCATAGCATGTTTGTGTGGCGCTGTCAAGTCTCTTTCGGGGACTTCTATTAAATTATCTGATCCAAGATAGGAACAGTATCCATCAAATGTAGAAAGATCGTAATACCATTCAAGTTCGATCGATGTTGCGTTTACTTCGTTTATCTTCTCGAATATCTTCTGAAGGTTGAAGTGGCGGGCGCTCCACCTCTCTTTCAGTGGTAGCTTCTTCGAAGGGTAGTGGTCTCCGAGTAAAGGGGGTAAATACTCCCGGGTTGTTTGTTTGTTTACCGAACGTCTGCATTGTTTAAAGTCTTCTCCTGTAAAAGTAAATGCTATTGGTATGTTATTTTTGACTGTATCGCCGTCATAGCATAAAAATAGGTTGTTGGTTTTGTGTTTTATTAGTTTTCGGTGATCTCGCACACTGTGAATGTCGTAGGCCGACATTGGAAATGATACATAGTACTTGTCAGGGACAATCCACTTAGAAATATTATGTGCGCATTTCCATGCCGTGTGTGCCCCGTATAAAACAGACCACCCATAAGAATCGCGACGGGCGCGATCCTTTGGATGGATAGGCACATAATAAATAGGTATTTCTACGCGTTTTTCCGTATTAAAACGCACTGGGCGACGAAAATAAACCGGGTCGTATGTCCATTCTCCGATAATCTTTCGTACTATTGGCGCCAAGTCGTCGTTTGCTACTATCCATATAGTAGAGCAGCCGGCCATAGCACATTCAAACACAGACTTCTGGATAGCGGTAAAACCCTTATTGACCGGTGCCAATATCTCCGGAGTATTCAGGCCAAAATCTGTTTTAAGATTGGCTACGGGAATTATCCCCGCTACATGTATTCTTGGACGCATCTGGATCCACCAAATATTTTAAAAATCTATTGTATCCCAAACAACCCGCCGATAAACCTTCGAGCAGATTTTCCTCGCTAACTTTCGGAAGCGTGATATTACTGGCTTGTGGTTCTTGTCGAATCGGGCACTCTCGCGTTTGGCGGCATATGCTAGATGTTCTATGTTTGTAATATTTATCATTTCCTGCCGTTGTTTGTTCGCTAGCTTTCTTTCCTTTTAAGCCTCGCTGCTCCATCTCATAAATTAACTTGAAGCGTGCCATTGTCTCCGAATATTCAAAGTCTAACAGCTGTTTGCTATCTAGGAATGAGACAGCAATAGCATCTTTAACAGGAGTATTTCCATCAATACGATCGGAACCATAAAACCATACCTCCCCAACAAAACTATCCTTTGTCTCAATGTAGTCAAGCTCATGCTTCCCTCCTATGTGAAACGCAATATTATCATAACATATATATCTCTTGTTGTCAATAGTTTTCTGATGGACGAACCCTGTGCTCTTATTATCTCCAAAGTAAAAGCACTCGTTAAAGGTTATCTCTGCGATCTTACTATACTCGTTGGCGCAGGTGATGGCATCCCCGGTGTGTCTTATAGAGTGCGCCATATTTGATAGGGGTACTTGGCCGTTGAGAGACATAAGAAACATCATGTGTTCCCACAATGTCTCTTTCTTTGTTCCAACAATTTTATTACCCTCACGTGATATGAGTGTGCTGTTTTCTCTTCCTATGCCAAAGCACGACAAATCTAACTCGGGCTCAAAGTGGTCAAACCTGAACGGCCTTCTCTCTTCCGCAAAGATGATAGGGTATTCGTTATTAAAAGCAAACAGCATTGCTTCCAAAGAACTGCCAACTACTATCTTGTCATACTCGAACAAGCTAGTTCCTTAAACCGCTGTGATCGGTTCCGCCCATATACCATGTTGGATTCATCATATGAAATTTTTGTTTATAGTGCTTCCAACCAAGAGCATGCCCAAGTTCGTGTTCCATAACTCTCGGTTTTTTTGCTGATGAGGGGTAAATAAATATTTTTGCTTTCACAATCTCGCCTGTTGTCTTGCTAGTGAATATTCTGGTTGCTGCTAAATTTGTATTTCCTATATCGCCCTCTGGTAAGGTAAAAATAATCTCTCCATAAAGGGGGGCTGAGCATGATAAATTATAATCCAAATATACGTTGCCAAATTTATATCCCAAGGCCTTCCAAAAACGCAAAGCCGTGTTGGCCTGATCTTTAGTTATTTCTGTGGCTGCGCATACTCTTACCGCAGGAACTATATGCCATTTTGCAATTCTTTCGGGTTGGCCGATAGCAAATATGAGATAGGCATTGACTGATTCTGATGTTGTGATCTCACGTTTCACTTCCTCCTGGGTGCCTATATCCGCTAAACGTCTATCAGAAGGAAAGCAACTTAGTAAAAGCAGGAACAACCATCGCATACCATAAGTAGGCGATCTTACTTATTTTTTATAGTATCAAAAATATCGATGTCATACTTAACTTCATTTAAAAGCGTTCGAAGATCGAGGCCGGCACAGTCTATTTTACCTTTATTAATGTGGTAATGGCTCACAAACCCTGTAAAGTTCCCGTATGCCACATCTTGTTCGTATTTTGTCGAGGTTTTACCAAACTGACCTTCTGGGGTTTCATAAGGAATACCCGTTGCAGCGTGGATTGCTTTCCATAGAGCTTTGACGGCTTCTATTTGTTTGGGATAAAACCCCAGGAATGGATCAAGCCGATTACCATGGACCCAAGCTCCCTCTATGACAGGTCTCTCGCCGAAGCCGTGTTCTCTATACCAGTCTTGGTATTTTGGATAGTATGCGTTTGTGATCTCAACACCAACAGAAGGGCGGTTTGTTCTAGAAGACCCGGCATGCCATGCGGCGTGCTGCATATCCAGTGTTTGATATATTGTTCCGTCATTGTCAATTAGGAAATGTACCGATATGCCACGCCTGTCTAACACATTCTGGCACGACTTAGAAGACAAACACACATCCCAGTGATTAACAAAATACCTGATCTTGCGCTTTGGGCGTCCGGAATAGTCATAGTAGTTTCCCCTTCTTGTTTCTAAGCCACCTTTTTCACTCCATAAAACGAACTTATCCCATTCTATCGGGTGGAACTCCCCGTTATATATAATATAGTTAGAATAATGTGCATCCGATGGCTCGTGATCATCAATATTAGCTTGGCGCTCAGACCACAGGCGCCTAAATGTCATGGGGCCGCAGAGACCATCTCCTACAATGCCATGGCCTTTTTGCCACTTTTTAATAGCTCGGACTAACTTGTCGTCAAAGTATTTCTCACCAAACCAGCTTGGCTCCCAGCCAAGTTTTTTGGCCGAGGCCTCGTTGTAAAAATGTTTGTCCATTTAATAATTGCCCCATTTATTCAATCTTTCCCACGACATAATTGTCCAAGATGACATTGTAAATAGATCCGCCAACTTTTATCTCCTCTATCATTGACCGATCGACAACCAGCGTTGTGAGACGAGGCAGCTTAAACCTCACATCTTCAGCGGCTTGTAGGACCGTAACTTTCAAATATCTTTCTTCTTCCGGCTTGTAATCTTCTGGTAACACAATCAGAGATTCTGTCTCTGCTTCCTTTGCCGGCATATCTATCAAAATATATCGATTAACTGGATTAAACATTGCCTATCTCCTTTGATAAAATATTGCTGTGTAGTTTGTATTGTCCCTCAGACATGAATACTTCGGTTCTACGGCCACAATTTTTACAGTTCATTGTAACATGGTAGTTATTCCCAACAGTAGTTTGTCCGTCACCAACCGGTTGATAGTAGCACTCTATATGTCCGAGTGTGTTACACTTTCTTTTTAGGTCGCTTCTTTCTATTAAGTGGTTAAAGTTCATCTATATCTCATTAAAGTGTGCAAGTATCGTTTGTACAGAATTTAGTGCCATGGCCGGCCTCTTCAGTATCGATGCGTTGGATCTGAACCACTTTCTTTATTCTCTCTTCATATTCTTCTTTCGTTATTGGTTCGTATGGCGCTTGTTTATATCCGGTTTCTTTGTATTTAAGGAATGATACTGCCTTTAGTCTTGTCTCATATAATTCAAGAGCACTTTTAATTTGGCTTGCCTCATCATCTTTGAACGTGATAGTAACAGACACGGCGTTATCGGCCCAATAATGTTGATACTGGGCAGCAATTTCAAGTTGTTCCCACATCGATACATCCCGTTTTCCTTTGTGAAAATACGGCTCTTTAACAGGAAATTCGACACAAGTAGTATTCGGAGAATATTCATCATCCTCCATAGTATAACCTGCTTCTCTAATACTGTCAAGTAATTTTGAATCTTTTGAGAACCTAATGCGTCTAATATAGTACTCATCCTCTGGAAAATGGATTCCGGGTGTTGAGCCATTCAACAAGGACACTGTTCCCGATGGCTTAATAGAAGTTGTTCTGATCGACTTGGGAACACAGAGCCAGTCTGAGTATTCTTTATCAAGCAATTGAACATGCTCATAAGCGTCATCACACCACTTTAACATATTGCGTCGGCCATGTTTATTAAACGCCTGTATAATACCAGACTGTGAGAGACCAATGCGGCGGTTCTTCAGCATCATAGCGTTAGTCTCGGGCCAATGGGTGTTGACCAGTGTAACCGTCTTCCCATATAAATACGCACACTTAAGAGTTTTTAGATAATCATCATATGTCTCGTGCTTCGCTGGAAACGTCTCCACCAAGCAGCAGCACTCACCATCGTGAAGTTGTTGTTCGGAGCAGGGGTTAAATCCTGCCACATTAACATCATCTAGTCGATCATCATCCTTGAAGCGGCCCTTGGTCTGTGCGTTTCGCAACCAGATATAGCCGGGCTCTCCGTTCTTCCTGCTCTGCTCTGCGTGCCAAGTGTAGTCCATTCCAACCACCGCATTGAATGAGTTGTTGGAGCCCCATCGATGATGATATAACTTCTCCTGATCGTTTTTCATCTCAAGGTAGCGTTTGTCGTCATAGTTCCCCATCGCTAGTGCGGCCGATCGGCGAACGTTTCCGGCGACTACGCACCGACCGATAAGGTTCTCTGTATCAACAATATCGACCGACGAGATAGGCTCTCCGATCTTAGAAGCGAAGAGTTCTGTCAAGTTTTCGTGTAGTTCCAGCAGTGGGCCATGTCCTGACGCTGTTCCGCCGAATCCATTAATCTTAGAACCAGGCGGCCGGATGGCTGTATAATCAAACTTTGGCACTTTGGTCCCCAAAAAGAAGCCATCGAGAAGGGTATGAACCGAATTGACCCATCCTTCACGGCTGTCATCGATCACAAGCGTGTCGCCTGTGTATTCTGGCTCTTTGATGGTAAATGTATTTGCCCCAAGAGTGTCGAAACCAACACCGACACCGAGCATCAATGCGTCCATCATCCAAGCGAACAGATAGCCGCCCTTGGTGACCAACTCTTTGGTTGAACGAAAGGCACAGTTAAACAATGCAGCTCCAGTTTTTTCTTCCACAAACTTCGTCCCCATCATCCATAGGCCGCGGCCCGGAGGCGTCCATTTCAGGTTGAATAGGCGATCGTATGCGTCCTTAGCCGTCGTCTGTGCTTTCTGATCGTTCCATCCGAGCCCCAACATAACAACGTGCTGCTTCTGAACGTTAAACATTCCCTCGATCACACGGCGGCAAGTCTGGTGCCACTCTTCAGTGCCGGTTGCTTGTGGATCAAATTCGCTCAGCCGTCTTGAATATGTGCGCTTGTATGTGATGTAGCCGATCGGCCCCCAGGGTACCTCTGCTTTTTTGTACGGCTCGATAAAAGTATCTGATAATCTAAATCTGCGTATGTTTTCTATGGTTCTCATTATGTTTATTTCCTTTTTCTAAACTTCTCGTATTTATTTTGTAGCAAACCCCGTTGCGCTTTCGGTGTCAATGTGACTGGGTTTAGCGGGATTAAGCCGGCTGGTCCGGATGGTGTCAGTTTTGGCATTATCTTAATATTCACGCACGAGGTGTCCATGAATATATCGTATATCATGCCGTCTGGCCCATTTCTATTTTTTGCTATGAATATTTTGCCTAGATTGTTTTGTTTATCTTCGATGCTGCGAGACACCGAGAAGATGAAGTCGGCTACAAAACATTTATTGAATGCTTCCGAGATCTGTTCCATTGTGATAACTTCCGCATTAAGGCCGCTTCTGTTTGTTTGTGAAGCTGTCCACACAGGGCACCCATATTCTGTTGAGACCCCACGTAACTCTTCATAGATAGATTCCAACTCGGCTCTCTTCTCCTTGCGAACCACGACCGGTCTTAATAAGTCTGCGTAATCCACAATTATCATATCAGGTTTTATCCCTCTCTTTAACAACTTTGTTAAATGAGTTTTGATAGTTGCGGTAGAGGCTGATTTAGTTGGATACTCTTTGATGATAAGTTTTCCACCAATATTTTTAACCATCTCATAGATCTCGTCCTTAAAGTTTGGTAGGTCATTGAGTGGGTAGCCGGTCAGACAACTATCATAACGCCCAGCAATTACTGTTGATTGTAGTTCCATTGTGTAATGAACTACCACCTTGTTTTCTTTGAGCCCCTCTGATCCAAGATGGACCAAAACCATGCTCTTTCCGGCGCCCGTGGGGGCGATTACAACTCCCAACTCGCTCTTGCCTAGGCCTCCACCGCAAATGCTATCCATATCCTTCCAGCCGGTGCTAACGGGGTGTCTGAACTTGGGCACGAAGCGCTCTTCGAAGTCTGCTAGGTAATCATAACCAAAATTGTTGTCTGAGCCGAGTTTAAGTGAGTTGTTGATGACATTTGAGATTTCATCAAATGAGCAAGTTTGAAGCAACCCAACTGATTTTAACATCGCTTCTTTGAGGTTCTGCTTTCGGCAAAAGTCGAGCGATTGTTCTTTAATATATTCTCTGTCTGTGAGTTCTTTCTTTAATATTCTCGCGTAGTATTCTCTCACCTGTTGCCGCACGACTTCGTCTTCGTTGTCGAGATCAGTGCGAAGGGTGGTGATGATTGCTTCGGCAGACGGGTGCTTGCTGTATCTATCTCTGTATTTTATGATCTTATCGACGAATACACGAAGGTATTCGAGTTCCAGAAATTGAATATCGAGCACTTCAGTAATTTGATCAGCAAAGGGGCGGTCCTCATAAATGAGTTGAACGAGCCCCTCTTGGAACGATTTACCGTAGCGCGAAAAGCTTGCTTTTTCAGACAAGTATCACCTCACGTTTTATATCTATAAGTATAACAGTTCTCACTGTAAAGTCAAGTAATTTAGGTGACTGAATTGATCTTATTCAGGTGAAGTTCGAGGTCTTTCCAGTTTAATTCTCCGAACCCATCGTCTCTCATATTTTTCATTATCTCTATCTTGTTGAAAACACACTCAAAATTTTCAACTGCGTTTTGAACGAAGTCTTTTGATTGAATCGAAAGCATCGGAGAATAAAGTTGCATCATCTTATAATTGTGAGCTATAATTTCTTTGCCCTCGACGATGTTCGTATGAAACTTTAACTTTGAGCCTGTGTTCTCACAATATTCGATCACATCATCAATCGTATAGTCTTTGTCCGAGCCCAAGAAGCTCAGTCGCTTCTCGATTGTTTTAAAACCCACACCCTTAATGCCTGGTAAATTGTCGGACGAATCGCCGATCAGGGCTCTTGCAAGTGCCATATTTCGTGGATGGACGCCAAGCTCCTCAACGATCTTCTTCTTATTATATACTGCCTTTTTAACAGGGCGAAACACAACAGTTTCGTCATCGCACAGTTGATAGAAGTCTTGGTCGTTCGATATGATCACCTTCTGCCAGCCGTCATAGTGCGATAGATGAGTAAGGTGTGCAATCACGTCATCTGCCTCTACCTCTGGGAGCATTATTTGAATGATAGGCATCTCATTCAAATATTCCATCAGGCGCATTTGCTGCCATACCTTGTTTTTCATTTCCTCATCTTCTGTGAGGTTCTTCACACTCCGATTTAGGCGGATTGGCTTGCGGCCGGCTTTGTAGTTCTTATTAATAGCCTTGCGCTTGTTTGAGCCGCCAGGACCGTCCCAGATGAATACGATCTCATCGGGCTTTGTCTCCCTCACTAGCTTTTGAAGGATTTTTAGTGTCCCCTTAATGCCTCCACACGGATTGCCACCCATTGTTAGGCTGGGGTCCATGATATATGCTCTAATAAACATATTCAGGCTGTCTATTAACAACACTCTTTTCTTTTTATCGCTCATTCAATACCTCTACTTTCCATAGTTTCTCACTATATTCTCTTAGTTTGCCGTCGACATAAACCTGATGTTTGTCGCCGTAGAAACTGATATCGGCGTCAATCATCTTGTTGTATAAGCCGACACGAGTTTCTGTCGATAGGATCGCGTTGTAGTCCTCGTCCATATCGTTTATCTCACAGATCATCTTAACTAGATCACCCATTTTCATAGTCTGTAACTCCCTGCGACCTTATTGTCAATAGTATAGACGACTTTTTTTATTCCGACGTGTTTCATTGCCGCGTGGCACATTGAGCAGGGCTTTGATATTTTGTATTTTCCTGCCTTGCCTATTCTTGCGATATAGACAGTGGCTCCCTCTGTGATGCTTCTATCAACACCCAGTATTGCACCGAGTTCTGCATGGAGTGTGCTGATGCCATCATGCTCGTGTTGAAAGCGAGAGCCAAAGGCACAGTAGCCGTTCTTATTTGTCGATACATTTCGCACGCTACCCTTTATAAGTACCGCGCCATGGCGGTAGTCTGGTAGAGTGCTCTGCTGTGCTGCTTGGCGGGCGAGGTTCATGTACCTCTTAACTTTCCCGCTGTACGCATGAAACTTAGTAGCACTATATGGCGACTCGTATTCTTTTGCTACTGTTGACACGAAGCCCTCCTACAAGCTTATATATCTAATATATCACAGCCATGGCTTGCTGTCAAGTGCTTACTCTGGATCGTTATAGAAATCTTCCGCGTTGCCTTCGCGCTTGTCAAACTTTTGAACAACCTCTTCATCCATTAATTGGACAATTCTATTCCTAAACTCTTCATCAGTCTTGATAACCTCCGCCCATCTAGATGGTTGGAACTTCTTTGTATAACCATCCGGCATTTCTAATGTATACCACGAACCGGCACATTTTAAGAACTCAGAACCTTTGACTGCATCCAGCCATGACTCTTCATCGTTGATGCCCACATCCTCTGTGCCCCACAAAATGCGGAAGGCACAGTTTCGTCCTTGGGTGCCAAAGCGCGACTTCTCGATCTTTGCCTTGACCTCTGATCCGATGCGAAAACCCTTATCATCTTCAACAAACGCTGACTTTGCTTTTCGCCCTGTCAGCCAGATGCGTAGTGAATATGAATAGTGGAGGGCTTTGCCGCCCGGGGTCATATAGGGTGTTGTCATCGCAATAATGCGTGCATTTGGGCCTGACGGTATATTAGTTTTCAATTGATTGAGAACCAGTAATGTTGCCTGCTTATCTGCAATAGGGATCACCAACTTAGACATGCCCTTCGCAAGAATACGTGCTTTCACTGCCATCGATGACTGAGGGTTGAAGTCTCCTTCAACGTCGGATACTGACGGTGTGAATGCGAGAGAGTCCCAGATAAACAAAAGCTGATCATCCGATGCTCCCAACAATTCTTCCACGGTCTCCAGTACAAACTCCACAGAGGTTGCCTGGATATACATTAAACGGCTTAGGTCGCATCCTGCGCGTTCTAAGAAGTCAGGATCGATAGCCGACTCTGAATCAAAGTATACAACTATCTTGCCCTGCTTCTGGGCATTTGCGGCGATCTGAGCCGCCATATATGACTTACCCGTGGAGGTGAGGCCAGCAAGTTCGGACACCTTACCGACGGGGATGCCGGCTACTTGTCCTTTACAGATAATACTATCAAGCCATCGAGATCCTGTCGAGATCCACTCTTTGACCTCTGTTGGATTCTCGCCAGTTAGGTCGTGTGCGACATGTCTGCCGGCCTTCTTATTAACAAGACTCATTAAGTCTTGCATTGATACGCGACCAGCTTTGGTTTCTTTTGCTTTTTTAGCCATCAGCCGTTATTCTTTGTTTCTTGGATATGAAGTCGCAAATCTTGAGCATCTACTTTGATCTCTTGCATAACCTTACGGACACGTGTGCCGGCAGCGTTGTTGCCATCCTCATAGAACTTAGCGTAATCCGTACGAATACACTCAAGTCGGTTAATCATCTCTTCTAAAATATTAATTCCATCAGTCATTTTGTTATTCTCCATGTTTGTGTTTAAAAAATGCGGCAGACTTTTAACCGGCCTGCCAGCGGCTTTTGCACTACTCTGTCGTAGTTGTAGCGGTCGTGGCGCCAGTTGTGGTTGTGGTCTCTGGTGAGGCCGCGGTCTCAACTGGTGTTGTGGTCGTCGTTGCAGAAACCTCAACAGCATCTGTCGGGCCGGTCGCATTTGTCGAAACGGCCTCCGGATCAACTGAACAAGTCCCGTATGCGGTCGCAACGACTAATACGCCACCCACCACACTAACATGGACTTTCCATTTGGCCCATAACGATTTTAACAATTCCATAACATCTCCTTTTCGTATAGAATAATGCGGCACCCATTTTATGCCGGGGTGCCAGCGGCATCAAACGAACCTACTTATAGTGTTATTTGTTTGCCATTAGTTCGTCAAACGCTCGGTCCACATCATTCTTCTTGCCACTGCTATAACGTGTTGTTTCCGTCGAGCGGGACTCGGCGCTTCCATCGCCGGCTAATTGCTCATCTAAGATTGCATTGATTTGCTCTGGAGTTTGGCGCTCGAATAGAGAGTCAATGTCTGGCATGCTATCAAGGAGGGCAGCGATAGCGTCCGTGTCCTCCAAGAGCGAGGAAGTGTTTCGACGCATCTTTAGGTTTGTTTGGGGGTATGCACCAGGCTGTGTGGGCTTGGTGTATGTGAGAGAAATGTCAGTTCCCTCAAGAGTATCGGTAATATCACCGTAATCTGGATCCAGAATGTATCCAAGAAGGTTCTCATAGGCACGCTTACCGTAACCATAGATCTTGATTCCTTCATCTTCTCGGCCTCGCACCACTACTGGTGAGAAGAACCGGTTGCGAACAAAGAGTGACTTAGCAAGCTTCTTGCTCTCTTCATCGTTGGTGCTTGTGCCTTCCTTCCAGAGTGCGGATGCGAACTCGCAAATCGGGCAGTCATCGCCAAAGTTGCGCTTGGGGCACACAATGCCGCCGCGGTGGTTTCCCACGTTATAGTGGAAGTACATCTCCTTAAGAGGATCTCCATCTGGTGATGGCACGATCCGAATATCTTGATCTCCTTCATCGGGTTTAAACCAAACTGATTGTTCCCTTGTTCCCTCACCACGTAGTGTGGCAAGCTTCTTTCGCATTAGTTCCATGTTAATTGACATTTATTGTCTCCTTTGTTTTTTATGGTATAGAGTACTGAGCGGTTCCTCAGCACCTAATGTAACACTCTTAATCTACTATGTCAAGAGTTTTTTGTTGTTTTTGTATCGTGTTTGTGTGGGCCACGACGTACCCAAAATCATTGTGTGGGGTTTCATAGATCGCGTATGAGATCTTACGAAATGCGTTTGTTGGCTTCTCTTTTAAAATGCTCACTAGTTTCCTATGTAACGACCCTTCTGTCGCCAACCTTTCCTCATTTACACATATATAATAACATAATTCACGCTCGGTGTCAAGCTGAAAAAGCCAATTTTCTTGAAGATTCTTTGGGTTAAGCACCGCCATGCTGCGAATTCTGTTTATTTCTGAGGGCTTGGCGACTTGGCCGATTTCCGGCTCTGAGTGGGTAAAATAGTTGAGATAATGAACTGCCGAGAAAATGGCAGCGTTGATGGTATCATAATATGATTTGATTGGGACGTCACCCAGAGTTCTCTCGATCTCCAAATTAGAAAACACTGTAAATGATTCAAAAAGGCCTGATCGCGCATACTCCTGAAGAACACCAAATGTTGTATTTTCAATGAGACTCCTTTCGCCATTTACAAGTTCGATATCAGGCTTCACATAAAACACCTCAAGCTTCTTGTGGCTCATTTGCTCTAGGATCCCAAGAGAATAGTTGGAACTATATGTTGTACCAACAATAAACACCTGAACTGTATCTTTGAGTTCCTTAAAGAAAGTCTTCAGATCTGGGATACTCTTTTCATATTCTTCTGGGGTTTCAAACTTCTTTAGTTTCCGCTTTCTTTTACTATTCTTCTTAATCGTGTTATTCAACTCATATACATCGTATTGAGTGATGTCGCCAAACTTGCGAGCAATAGCAGAGGCGCCTGTACCTATTCCTACAATTGAGATCATAGAACCAAATTATCCAAATCGTAATAATTCTGGCCGGCCTTTAGATTCACCTCGAACCTTCCGAGTCGATTTATAGCGAACGCTTCTTTAATTTCTTTAATCATATCTCTATCTTCATCAGCAAAATCAATGACTATCTCATCATGTACAATATGTGAGATAAACGTTTTTTTGCCCTCCAACATTTTGTCAATTTCTATTGCTCTCTCGATCACAAGGTCTGCGGTAGTGCTTTGAATTAGGTAATTCAGTGCCTTCCAGTCGCTAACTTTGATATTGCGTCCGAATACAGTAGTAATATATTCACCGTCATAGTATCTGTCAAGTACTTTTTTGCGATCATAGTGATTAGTTTTAAGATCTGGTGAATCTGGGTTATATAGCCACGCGAAAAACATAGTTTTTGCTTCTTCCCTGTGCATGTCTGGGTTTTTAAAAACATTAACGATATTCCAATTATGAATGTCGTCTTCAGGCTGATGTTGCTCGGAAAGCGCCAGCACGGTGCGGGCCTCCGCGCCGTTATAGTCCATGGATATAAACCAGTCATTATGTGGCTTTATAAGGCGTCTCAGTTCCCTTTTCATGGTTAAGATAGGGAAAGACCCACATTGTGTTGTAAGACGTCCTGTAATGGTACCAAAGAGGTTATAATTAATATAGCGAGCACCAGACATTATCTTCTTTGAGGCATTGCGTAAATTTGTGCTTGTGAATAGGCTGCGACAGTCTGAACTGTCTAATTTTAGATCCTGGTACCTTATCTTATACAGCAGCTTTTCTGCCCCAACCAGATAATCATAGTTTTTTGGTTTCTCGGTGTTCTCAAAAATATGTTCTGTGATTCTGTTTTTAACGTCGCATAGGCGAGATAGAGCATCGTGTGGCACCAAGTCGAAAAAGCAGTGTTCCCGTAAATCTATCTTTCCAATCTCAAATGACTTCTTATACGCCTGCAGCCTCCTTGATATTTTCGACCATTCCTCTTTTATAGATTCTGGGCATGCCTCCGCGATAGTCTCGCCTTGGGCATAGATCCACGCATACTCTACATCGGCGCCGTAGTCGGCAGAGGGTCGCCACGTTCGGGTTAGATTGGTGGGAATGTCGTCAAAGTGTAGGTTTCCATCAGCATATACGCCAACGCATTCTTGCTTGTCGTCAAGTGTTTGAAAATACATTAGTCCGCCAGGATTTCTCGTCTTCTAATAATATAGTTGATTGCGCCTCGATAGTCAAGTGTTTTGTTGATAATTCTTTCGAAAGAGTCTAAAGCTGTGTTCAAATCAAGCCGTGCGATATCGATACACTCGTTGATCAGGCGCAGCTTCTCACCATCGGTAAATCTTGATTCTTCTTCATAAAATCTAATATTGCAGTATAACTCCAAAAAATATAAATCATCATATTTTCTAAGAAATTTATCCAGTGTATATTTAACAGGAAATATTGTTGTTGGCGACACTTTCCCTTCGCTACAGTGGTGGGCTATATATGCCCTATCTTCCATAGACTCACTATAAACCCGAAACATCAAATCTTTAAACACACTAAGATAGTTTCTATGAGCCTTCTTATATGCAACATTTAAGATGTGGTCGGTTGTGGGCAGTCCATACACAGAAGAATATTCTAACGTTGATGGGCCGGCAAGATCTGCTACAATTCGCCATGGCATGTGCATATCAACCATGAACCCATATGAATTACACGCATTTAGATAAAACTCCCAGTTTGGGCTAGCCACAAATTGTTTTATTTTTTCTAGATCGTTATCTGGCTTTAAGTCAGCAACCTCGATAGCCAAGCCGGATGCATTAATCGGGCAAACGCGACTTTTAACAAAGCCGGGGAAAGTGAAGGGCTCAACTTTACATATAGTCTCCAGCATGGGCAGCAGCTTCAAAATAAATTCATCAAAATTCATGGCCGGCGGCGATGCATGTTTAATATTCTCAGACAAGCTCCTGCTGATCTCCAAGATATGGTCTTTATACAGTTTTCTGGGGTTCTGATATGCTTTGTGGGCTTTTAGTTTGGACAGGTGTGTGTCCGATGTATTTATTTTGCCTGATAGGGCACATTTATCGAATTGTTGGGATAGTTTTTCAAATGCATCCACCACAAAGTTTAGCGCCGATAAGGGCGACCGGGAATCTGCAGATGATGCAAGACTTCTTAGTTCCACATCTCCAGATATGATTATTGGTTCAAAGTGTCGATTAGCTCTACCGTACATTCTCTTTTCTGCAAATTCGAAATCCATTAAATTTGTGTATTTAAAAGAACCTAATGTAGATAAATATACCATCTTTTTATAAAACAATTTTCTGCTTGTTTCTTCGTTGCTTTCTATAAAACCTATTGACATATTTTTCCTTTTAAGCGTTGGCTATCGCTTATAAATTTATATCACCCTACTACGACACATCTATTGCGCCGGCGTCGGCCCAACTTTTGGTCGTTGCAACTGCTTCAACTGACTCTACATAACTTGTTATTTCGGCTGAGCGCGTTGATTCTGGGGCGGAGGTGGTGTCAGATCCTTTGACTTGGCACTTGCTTTTTGATGGTTTGTTGATCGCTGCAGGTTTTGAACTATTGCCGCTATTGTCGTTCGACGACATAACCCACTGAGCCTGGATCACAGTGTTAGCTTTACCGGGGCCGAAGCTGTGCTCTGAGCGCTTCACCATATAATACCCTCCTATCCCAAATCTAGTTAAATCATTTTCTAGAACTGATGCTAGGGTCTCGGCGGTGATGATTTTGTCTGCATGCATTTGTTTCAGTTCTTTTTCATTCGCAACTCCTGTGGTGGGGGACCAGCCGCGGGGATCAACATAGATATACGTCCCCGGAAACACACCAACGTTTGCATAAGAATCAATATTGACATCATACACTTCTCTCAGTTGTTCTAAACCATTATATCCCTCTTGTGCGAACCTTACCTCCTTTAAGAAGGGTATATTAGTTGCGGTCATCCTGATTTTTTTGACTATCCCCCGATCCTTCCCAATTACATAGTGATGGATGCCATTCTCTTTATCCTCGTTGTAGTCGCCATTTTGTTTTTCGGCTGGGTTGGCTCGGCCAGCAAAATATGTAAGATAATTAATTTCACTTTCTGCGCCGGCATCACTAATCGGAGTATTGCTAACCCCTGATATATTTAATATCGGCCACGGATCACTTGGGTTTCCTGTATATGCCGGCCATTTGCTGGCCGGCAGACGCGACAAAATCGTTGATTTTAATGCTATACGCATCTTATCGATGGCTGTTGTTATAACATCGCTATCATCTGATATTTTTTTCTTGTATGATGTTACAACGGCCTGTGTCAGCAACGTTCTTTGTTTGACCGCTCCCTCGAAGCAGGTGTCGTCGTTTAAAAAAGTGGCCACGAAATTTTTGAAAAACTGATCTAAAAATCTTGGTAGAGGATATATCACTGTCGCGCGATTCATAGTGTTTTTGGCTAACCATTGCGTAAAATATTTAACTGAAACCGGAATATCTCCCATATTTATAAATTTACTGACTGTGGGGTCTTGTTGATTCACTATCTCTAGTGGTCCTAGGAGGACTCTCATTTTTTTAAATGCGTTCTTTTGGTTTATATACGCAAGTTTTTCTTCATGAAGAAGTTCATCATCTATAAGCATCATTAAGCCTGCATCCTTTTCAATCTCGCTCAAAATCGAGTCGGCAGATTCGAGGCGATCGTCTATTCCCTCTATAATTGTATCTATTAGATCACTGACATAAAAAAATGCACAAGAATACTTACCTACGCTGCCGCCCATGGAGGGTCTGGTAGAAAATGCACCTCTATTTAGGGCCGCGGCACGGTCTCTCGTACTTAGAGCCTTACCAGTACTCAATAGTCCATCGATTTTTTTCTTAATGGCCGGATCCGGTGCTGTTGCTTTCGTATTAAAATCTTTACCAAAATCTGAGTATGGACCTTCCATATTAAGAGATCTCAGTTTTGAATATGGTATATTAACATATCTGAGTAATCTCTTTTTTGTTAGTGAGGTAATAATCGAAGACGCGATATTGCGAATATCATCTTTAGCCTCTTTTTGAAATTTGTCTTTTATTGCCGCCATTTCTTTTGGCTGGCAGTTCTGACTCAAGGAGGATTCAGTAAGCTTTCTAATTAAAGAGTTTTTGAAAGATGATTCAGTCCCAAACACACTAAACATTTTATTGTCAAAGTGGCTCTCTATATAAGCCAGATATTGTACGTTAAACCTAACCGAACCATCATCTGCAATATCAAACTTATGTATCGTTGGGGTTAAGTTTAGTGTCACAAATGAGTTATTTACTGCTTTTGTTAAATCAGAACTTGCAGCACCAGTTTTTCCCTTGGGGGTTTGCCACCCCACGACTGCTTTTATCCTGAAGTTTAATCTTGTCAGATTTTCATATTCTACTGTTCCCTTCGTGGCATCAAGCTTGTTAGCTAAATTTGGACCTCCTGTTTTCAATGCTAAATCAACATACCGATATAGTTTATCTTGAAGATTGTTCCGTGGTCGGAACAATTCGTCAAAGCTGGCAGCGAACAGGGTTAAACTGGCCTTAATGCTCTTCTTTACTCCAAATGGATTTGTGCCCTCATATGAAAATGTGAAATCGTTTATTCCTGCCCCTACGCCGCGCTTCCTTCTGTCTGATAATGCAAACTCAATTGAATTTTTAGTTGGGGCAGAGTCAAAGTGGAATTCTTGACTTATTTCCTCGCCTTCATCGTTTTCATATACTTTGAACAATCTGATTTGTGGAACAAGCGAGGAAACTTCACTCGTTTGCAAATTTAAGAGAGTCGATTGTGAGCTATATTGTGTCAATTTATTCATGAACCCATATGGCTCACTATCTATCATCAGGCAGGCATTTTTTACTTTTCCATCGGAAGAAGAACCACCACCGGTGCTATATGGCAATCTTTTTCTCTCTACAAGCTCAACATTGTTCATTTTATAATCTACAAATTTAAATATATGCGCCAACATAAAACACTGTTCTTTGAAGTCGGCGACCGAAGTACCGGAGGCTCCGGCGATGGGGACTGATGACCCAGACGTCGCAAACATGTCCATGGCTTTCTTAAATTTAGCAGCCTCTGCATCCACCTCGGCCTGGCTGCGGGCGTAGTTGGGTCGGGCCGGGGCGGCGCCGGCGGTGGCTGCGGACTTCATCTGGAAGATATACCCCTTAAGCTCGCCGGCACTGGAGGCAACATAGCTATCCATCCCCACACCACCGGGGGTGCCGAAGTTTTTTCTAAGGGTAGCAAGATCCATAGCTAAATAAGTAACATTTGGATCCAGCTTGCTGACGGCACCATCGCCTAAGATTGCATGATATCGGCCATACATATACGTGTAGGCTTGGCCTTGAAGGCTGCTCTCCTTACCATCACCGATATACCAACCATCGATTTGATCGGAGGTGGCTTTTTTACCGGTGCCTTCAGGATCAGACACTTCACTAGCCACCGAAGCCAGTGTTTCATTCCACCATGTCGCGGCAAGACTCTTTCGAAAATTTGATCCCGGTTTGAATTTGTCGTCGCCGTCGGACCAAATTTTGGGTATTTCTCTATAACCCATTCTAAATTACCCCTAGCGTCTTCAATGCATTCTCTATATTTATTGGAATCTCGATCACGTCGCCTGGGCGCAGATGAGCCTCGGTTGGCATGCCGTTATACCACGCTATAACCCACCAGTATGTCACGCTTCCATAATACTGTGATGCCAGATTATAGTATCTATCGCCGTATTTCCATATATGTGGTGTAGTTTTTAGTAAAGTGCGATCTATAATATCTGGGTTGTAAAGGATCGGCGTCTCATATTGGATCACTCTCTTAATGTTTCTTTTCTTCATTAGGAAGTCATAATAATCTGTGTCGTTAGCTAATTTAGATGTGTTTTTATATCTCGGCATTGTTGATTTCGTTCCTTTAGTATTCTAGATCGTAAATAAGTTGGCCGCGGCCTTTTTTTCTATCCTGGCGGTGTGATTGGCCGGCCACAGAGCTACGCTGATAGGCGCTAGCAGTGCCATCTTTAACTGCTCTGACATCTTTGTTGAACCTTGATTTACTAAACCATCCACTATATCGCGCGGCTGAGTTATCAAGAGCTTGTTGTGCAACGTCGCGATCTCCAAATTCTTCTTCCATTAGTTCATTCATGGTTTCTTGCTGTTCATATTGTTCGGCCTCGAAATCACTGCACTCGTCCTCGGTCATGCCGCCTGGGCACTCTTCTGGTGGTGGTGCAGTATATACATTTTCAACATCTATATTGTGTTCTTCCGTATGTAGATCAACTCCGTATGGAAAAGTTGCGGAGAGCGCGTCGCCCTTCTCGTTCCACCCTATCGGGTGTTCGTGAATTGGTGAGAAGGAAAGGTTAATATCTATAAATGTCGGTAGTATAGTATTAACACCTTTCTCAATAACGATTCCTTCATTGGACTCTAAGTTATGATTTACGTGAAGGTTCCCAATCGATCCCAAGAGACCATTTGTGGCAGTTAAATCTGATTTATAGTTTGTAAACGAGCCTCGGCCTTCAAGGCCCGATGCCGTTTCGTCCGCTTTGTTTGTTTTTATTAAATTCATAACCTTCAATCTTACCAAGGGCGCTTGTGCTATTAGCTGTGCGGCCGATCCATCATCCATATATGTCGGATATAAGAACTGAGTTAATAGCTGTATCCTCCCTAAGTTCTCGTAAGCCTCGCTCATCGATGCGGCTGGGACTTTCAGAGCTAACGTTATCAGTCTTTCAGTTGATCTGAATAATTGTATTGGATCAACGCGCCCGAAAACCTTTTCTCTGGTCCATTCTGAGTTATATGTTTCGTTAAGTGCGGTGATAAACGCCTTAAAATACACCTCTTTTCCCGATGATTCGTGTCTGAATGACACAACCATTTGTCTTTGATTGGCCAGAGAATCAGGAGCGTCGATATATGGAGCGATAGGGGCGCGTAGTTGGCCGCCGGCGGCTTCTTCGCTATATTTCTCAACATTAAATCTCCTTGTTGGAGAGTCTTCTGAGTCAAAATTACTTGCCATTTCTTGTTTTTCCTTTTAAATTATGAGACAACTGCTTGAATCTCTCTACCGATCACGTTTATTATCTGTTTGGCCAGGACGCCCTCTTCTGTGCGTAACACCACCTCTATCGGCTGTTTTACCATTGGTGATTGTTGCGCGGCGGCGCCAGGTGAAGTTGTTGGTGTTTGCGATATACCAGCTGTAGCGCGGTTCAGGGCGGCACCGGCGGTGCGTACGCCCGAGGAGGTGGATTCAACTACATGCTTGGCTACTGCTGCTGTGGCACGCATCATTAGAGGGGTTTCAGATGAAGCCTCCATTGTCGCCATATCAGAAACAAAAGCGTCCTTTAACTCTCCAATAGAACTAACTGCGCCACCAAAGGCACTGCTGGTGGCATCACCAAAGAGATTCATACTTTTTGTATTTTTTGCTAATGGACTTGTCATTGAGCCCATAGCTTTGGTGGCGCCGTCGATACTGTTTGGTAGTGCTGCAAACATTTTGTTTTGGTGCTCTAACGATTGGTTAAACGACAAACTGTGTTCTTCGGTGAATGCGGCGGCGAGGCGGACAACTCCACGCGTTATGGCGTCGAACTGCCCAAGTATTGGACCGAATGTTGCGGTTAAAAATGTTTTGGATATCCAGTTCAGGCCGGTGCGCAGCGCGCCAGAGTTTTTATTAGTTATGTCGAGTGACTTTTCAAAGTCCTTTCCGGCGGCTCGGACGTCGCCGGAAAAGAGTTTAAACCAGCCGCTAGCAGAGTAGGCTGCTTCACCGGTAAAGAGGGCAAGGAACTTTGTGATAGCCATTGTAACCTCTATGGCAACAGGGATCAATTCTATAAAGTCATCGATAAGATCACTATTATTCTCCGTCCATGTCTGGAAGCTAGCAATGAGCTTGGGCAGATCGTTTATAAATGGTATTAGTGCCTCGGTTACCAACGAATCAATGGAATCTCTCAGCCCTATCATTTGATCTGATGGGCCGTCCTTACCTGTCAAGGAATCGACAAATTTCTGAATCGGGTCAATAAGCTTAACAAAAACGGGCTGCAGTTGATTTAACATACCCTTTAGCACATTCATCGTTGATTGAAATCTTTTTGTTTCCTTTTCTGCAGCTTCTAATTCATCTGCAGTTTTTGAATAATCACCAGCGAGACCCTTTAGATCTCCCCCTCTCATAAGTTTAGCTAAATCGCTTACTTTACTGAATCCCAGTTGTTTCATATAAAACTGTTTCTGGTGGTATCCCATTGTGTCGAATTCTAAGCCAGTGCCTTTGATCGCATCTCTGATCATCTCAAATCTCGCGACTGGATCGGTTTCCATCATCATATCCATCGCATTGACAAAGTTTCCACCAAGGGCTGCGTTCAAGTTTCCAGCCATGGTGGCGGCGCCCTCAAACGTATCAAACTTTCTTGTAAGATCGAGGATGGTGCGCATTTCCATGCCTGTTAGCTTTTGGACACGGGCTAACTCTTTAAATGTTCCAATTGCGTCGTCAAACAATGACAAGGAATCCCCCATTTCCGAAAACAGGCTCACGTATTGTTCGGGGGCTTGGCCTATTATCTCCGCATGTTTTTTCAATCGCCACATTTCGTCTGCTGCGGCTGAATCGGCGATGCCCATAGAAGTCACCATTGCCTCCACCCCTTTCGAGTATGTCGCGGTGGAGACTCCCCACCTCTCCATCACAACGGCCATTCCAGCTAGCTCCTTGCGAGTGTCGGAATTAGCTTGGGAGAATATTGTGGTCCCTTTGTATAGGCCGGCCATGGATTTACTGATCTCATCATAACTAGCATTTATTCCTGCCAGGTCTGCTTTAAGTTGTACAGCGTCTTTTCCGAACTCCATACTTGCGCCTGTCAGCATCGTAAATGCGGCGGCTGCGTCTCTGGCTTCTACTGCCAAGGATACCATATAGCTTGTTATGGCAATCATGCCCCCCAGAATAGCGCCCCCGATCGCCAAGGGCAACAGCGCAAGGACAATTGCACCGATAATAATAGCAATTGGCCCGAGGGCCACACCTGCTGCAGCTAAGGATGAGGCGAAGGAGAATCCAGACGAAACTAAGCTTCCCATACTTCCAACCATATTAACCATTGAGCCGGCTTGCTTAGCTATGGCTTGGCCGATGGCCGATTGATTCATTCCAAGACTGGCTGTTTTTTTTGCCATATTGGTGGCCTGCGAGGCAAAGACTTTGCCATCGCTCAGCGCCTTTTTACGGTCTTTTGCCTTACGCGTGTCGCTCTTTTTTTTGGCTTCGCGCTGTTTAATCCCTTTTTCTAAGTTGTTTTTTTCAAGTTTCCAGTGCTTCTTTTCTTCGGTGCTTAACTTGCTCTGACCCTTGATCCTTTCGTTCAAAAGAGCAAGCTGGGCTTTTTCTAGTTCTAAGTTAGCCTCTGCTAGAATCCTGGCGTTCTCGGCGTTCTCGACGCCCAAGATCTTCTTTTTGTTAAGCTCCTCATAGTTCTTTACTTCTTCCCTGGCCAGGTTTTGTCTTTCTACTGCCGCCTTAAGGCGCTCTTCATCGGTTATCGCACTGTGGGTCTTGCCGGCGCTTTTACCCGTGGACGAAGACGCATTGCTGGCCAGAATCTTTTCCAACACTTTCTTAATATCATCTAATGTCGCCATAATCGTGTTATGCCCTCTTTAAACGTAAATAGTTTATACAAAAAAAAGCAAAGGCTAGCCTTTGCTTTAGTCTTCCCTATATTGCGGCGGGAGTGCTGGCTGATTGGCATTGCTCAGTGTTTGTGTGCTGTTGCCGCCGCTGCTAGCTCTCTCGATCGCTTCGTTCTCTTTCTCAATCTGGCTGGCCAATCTCTCAACAAACCACCTACGCAGCCCCAAAGGTAGATTATAGGCCTCGGAGAATGACCATCCTCCGCTATATTTTAAAAAGAAAAATTGCTCATACACGTTCTCCATGTACTCATCGGTCAGGCCAAAAAAAGTCCGCATTAAGCGGAACCTCAATTTTTTGATCGTATTCGCACTCGGAACATTCAAAATTTTGTGATAAATCTAGGTTAGGGGCGGCTGCTTTATAGGCCATTCTTAAGTGTCGAGAATCCATTGATGGAATGTTCTCTACTAAATAATTAATAACCTCTTTCGAAGTGTCTTCTTTTACTGATATTATCATAGTTCTTAGTTGTCTGGTAATAACTTTATCGTTTCTCTTCTTCCTATCGTGTTCAATACCATCGGCCAGCCTCTTTTCATCATAACCGTCTAACAGTTTAAATGCAACCTCAATACCAGTTAGCGGAAGAGTCGTTGAAAAAACGCCTTCAGCAACTTGAAATACTTTTAATTCCTCGATATCATCTCCAACATATGTGTTGGTGTCGTTCAGATCGAATGTATATTGCTGATTTACACCACAATCCGGGCACGCGATATTAGTGGAGTATTCATTACCATATCCAGATACTCGAATTGATACCAAGATAGCATTTCTGTCACCAACAAGCAAAGACTTTGGATCAATACTTTTATTAAGTATAACGCTTTGAATCATTCTGTCTAGCGCAACACCCTTCTTAAGAAGCGTCCTGGATGTCAGTATATCTTCTTCTTTTGCGGTCATCTGCTTTATCTCAATGCTATCGACCCCATGTAGGGGGTGGCCTGGCGCATAGTGCTTGCCACCAGATGGCAAATCCACAAATTCGGTTGGAACCACAAATGAAAACGGAGTTGCATTTTCAGCATTATTAGCCAGATGCTGGGCTGGAGTATTGGTGTCTTCCGGGCGTGCTGGTTGCATGCCGTCGGTACGACCTCTATTTCTTGACAAATTTCACCTCTCTTAAGTATTATATATGAATAGTCAATTTATTTAAACTTTTTAATTCTAATCGTCGAACGATGCGCCGGTCGAAGCAATAACAAAGTCAATTGCTATAAACTCGATTGCTCGTGCGGGCTTAATCATAATCTTGGCGTATAGGATGTTTTGGTCAATCAAATCAGGAGTTGTGGTTGTTTCATCCAAGACTAGTCTGTAATCTGTGATACCATACTCGGTTTTGACATTTGAAAGGAATGGCTCCACTAAGCCCTTAAACCTATCCCACGTTGCTTGAACATTTTGTTCGAAAAGTATCTGTGAAGAAATTACAGATATCTGCTTCTTCATATGAATTACCAGTCTCCGGACATTGATTCTGTCAAGTGCTGATTTTCTAGCTTGTAAGGTCTTTTGTCCGAATATTACAATTCCTGTATCAACAAAGTTGGCAATTGGATTGATTCTACCCTTATAAAGAGCGTCCCTTTCTTTAGAAGACAACCTCTCTGAAACACCTGTTACAGTTATTCCAGCAGCGCCATTTGATAAGCTTCCGCGGTTGTATCCGGCGGCTGAGAACCAAACTTGTGTTTTTCTCTCTGAGCTACCTAACACTCCCAAAGCGGCTACGCTTGGCGGAATCCACAGGAGGCGGCCGGTGTTTTCATCTCTTGTTTGGACCCACGGGTAGAATGTTGCGCCGTATGATGAGTCGATTCTTCTGTCTTTAAAGTCATTAACTGATTGGACCGGCGTGGTGCCCACTCTTTCTTTCTTCGAAGACTTATAGACTTCGTGAGTCGGCAAATATATATCTGGTAGGTCGATCAGCGCCATGCTGTCGCCGCGGGCCTCACAAGTTGTAATCATATGTTCTGTTAAAGTGGCTTGTGTGAGGCCGGGTGCTGTCAGTACATTCATGTCAGTAACTTCTGGATCCGAGATCGTGTCGATTGCACGTTTCCAGGTGTGATATGCGTAGCTTGTGTCTTCTGTGGGAGATGCCCCTCTCCATTGCTCATTATAAAGCGGATCGGGCTTCTGGATGTCGAACCCATCGGCGCCACCCCAGAACGGGGCCGTAAATCTATCAACTCCATTGTTCAATATTGAAGTGTAGCTAGCTGAGGTTGCTGATGCTTCTGCTTGGCGCGAGCCAGAGTGATAGATATATCCATTTGCTCCGGATACAATGTCATCTAAGGAGAAGATATATGACCAGGCTTTAACGCCGGCTACACCATCAACGTTGGCTACAGCACCATCGGTGCCGGCCGTTGGATCTACTGGGAAGTCTGCGTACAACAGACGGTGCCAGTCGATTACGGATGCGTCAGGAATAGAATTCGCTGCTGTGCGTGTCGTGGACCAACCCCAATATGCATCTTTTGTGTCGGATAATCCTCCGGCACTGGCAGATATGCGAAGTCTGTCTTTCGGGAAGTGGATGGATGCGGTTGCTGCGGAGATACCGATGCCTCTCATATCATCTTCACCTAATCCGACATCCGCATGCAGACACCTAATACCGACAAAAAATTGAGTATTAAGTAGGCCGGCCTGGGTGGCTGTGGGTGGCTTGCCCTCAAAAGCTATGAGATCGTAGTCGGCAGTACCCCCATACCGAGAAATGCCGGCGGCAAGCATGCTGGCGCTGGACTGGAGAAATTGGCCACTAAGATCAGTAGTTACTGACGCCGTGTGAACCGGGGCATTCCCAGGAGGACCAAAGTAGCCAAACGGCAAGCAAGTCGGATCCGTTGCGGCAGAATCAACTTCTGGGTTGATCTCTACATATACAAATTTCGATAGATTTGGATATTCTCCGTATTCTTTCAATATCTTTGCTGTGGGATCCCATGATTTGTATTTGTCTCCGATCTTGCGCGCAATGAAGCTCGGACTTGATGGATCGAGATTGCAGCTGTCGAATCTCTCTATAACTTGTACGGTGTTGTCGGTATCATTGACATTCCGGAGAACTACCGAGAAAGTACCGTAATCGGTTACTGTCGAGTTGGATGCGCGGATCTTTTCGATCGAAACCTTCACGTTCTTGTGAAGCCACTCGCCATGGCCGCGGCCTTTGAGTCTAAACAGTTTTTGCTGATTCTTAGCGTCGTAACTGGTGGGATTTCCACTCAAGTCTTGGCCAATAAACCAACCAGCAACTGCCTCTCTAGAGGCTTGTGCTTTCATGTTTTGGGGGCCAACACCAACAGAGCCACTCTTCGCGATACCAAGAATAACTCCTTGAAGTGTCGTAGAATCATCTACGCTAAGGTCTCTTAACTCTTGTTCGAACGTTTCACCAAGCCAGACATCTTCTGTTGAGCTTGCGGGGAAGAATGCGGCCGCAGTAGAAAGCAACTGCGGATTTGTATTGACCCGCTTGCGAATAAACTTGTCGCTACTATCATCAAAATTAAACTTGATTATTCGGGTACCCTTGTTAGAGCCGGATACAACAAGATTAAACAAGCCATCACTATCCATCCCAATTACTACGCCGGCGGCGTTTATGGTGTCATTTACAAGACTGCCGGTTTGTGTCCCGGCACCAGTGCCGGTACCGATAGTTCTAGCAGACCCTCTAAGTTGCATGGAACCAGAATTCATATAAAATACCGCAGCTAAATTAAGAGCGTTCGTAGTCCACGAATCTCCCACCAGATTAGCAGTTGAACCGCTAGCACACACAAATAGTCCATAGGCGCCACCCATCTCCCCCGGGATTGTACTTGGGTTGTTTGTGGTCTTCCAGCCTGCTGCTGCGTCTCCGCCGGCGTCGGATCCGACGGTCGTTTGCTGGCCTAGAAGGCGGACATAAGTAAGGGGGGCGACTCCGGACCTCAAGAATGCATTTGCTGCATATGTCCCGTACATCGGAGATGAGTAGTTTCCTTTCCTATATACATCGTCATTGGAACCACCGGGGACCGTGTTACCGAACATATCGATAAATTCTGAATATGAATTGACCTTTACTGGTTGCATCGCCAATCCGCGCGATGAACGGCCCATAACTGTGGGGCCGATGGCTTCCGCTATGTTGGGAATTCCGGAGTTATCGATTTCGTGAATAAAAACGCCCGGCGATATAAACTTAAAGCTTTTGACTGACATGTAAAGGTTTCCTTAGTTATTTTTTTATGCGTTGAAGAATGTGTCTCCACCACCGTTTACAGTGATGGATTTGCCCTTGGTCTCAACACGGGCCCAATCATACTTGAGAGTAAGTGACATTTCTGTCAAGTCATCTCCGCCGTACTCAAGATCGCCATATTTCACTTCTGTGATAAAGGCGTTCCATAGGGTCCATGTTTCAAGTGGCTTGCCATCTGAATCTAACTGAGCGATTACCACAGATCCCAGCGCGCCGGCGGCTTTGGCCTTCGACATCGTGCCCATACTTTCATTTGTAGAATCGGTAGGAGGCGAATAGCCTGACTGTGTGATAATGTCGGAGAGTGTGGCGGCCACGTCTGGTTCTGCCGGATCAACCAACGTTAATGTGACATCTTGCCAAGTAACTGAACCCGGGTAGTAGAAAGTATGGTTTAAATACTTGTGCTCCGAGGTGGCTATCTGGAAAGATGGCTTTGAAATCGTCTTTGCGTACCAAAGAACGGATGGGGTTAATCCCGTGAAAGACACTGTAAATCTGAATTTTCTTTTTGGATCTTTTAGCGTCGTATCAGCTCCAAAGTTTGTTGACCAGAATGGCATTATTAGTTTCTCCTTTAATCTAAATTAATTAGTCAATTCATAAGTATTAGTCATCAAATGATGCACCAGTTGATGTAATAACAAAATCAATAGCAATATATTCAATAGCACGGGCCGGTTTGACCATTATTTTGGCATACAAAATATTTTGGTCGATTAGGTCCGGTGTAGTGGTTGATTCATCAAGAATCAGTTTATAGTCTGTGATGCCGAACTTTGTCTTGACGTTTGCCAAGAATGGTTCGACCAATCCTTTGAACCTATCCCATGTTGCTTGAACATTTTGTTCAAACAATATTTGGGCCGAGATGATTGAAATCTGCTTCTTAAGATAGATGGACAGTCTGCGTACATTAATTCTATCTAGCGCGGAGGTGCCGTCTTGCAGAGTCTTTTGTCCGAATACCACAATCCCTGTGTTGGGGAATGAAGCTATTGGATTAATTTTTGCCTCGTACAATAGATCGCGATCTCTTGATGTAAGTCGTTCGGTTACACTTGTAATTGGGAGGCCTGCAGCGCCTTCTGTTAGGCCGCCGCGGTTAAAGCCAGCAGGAGCAAACCAAACAGCTGTTTTGGCCTCAGAACTGCCCAGAACACCTATCATGGCGACACTGGGTGGAATCCACAACATTCTCCCTGTTGCGGCGTCTCTTGTTTGGACCCATGGGTAGAATGTGGCTCCATATGAAGAGTCAATTCTTCTGTCTTTTAAGTCATTAACCGCTGTTTGTGGAGTTGTGCCGCGGCGAGATGATTTATCAGAATAATATTTCTCATGAGGAGGGATGTATACGCTGGGAAGATCTACAAGCGCCATGGCGTCTCCTCTATCCTCGCACATGTTTATCATGTGTTCAGTTAAAGAGGTGTTGGTAAGGCCAGGGGCCACCATAAGATTCATATCAACATATTCTGGATCTGCAGCTGTGTCGAATGCTCGGCGCCAGGTGTGATACGCATAACTTGTGTCTTCAGTTACTGAGGAACCCATACCTTCATTATAAAGCGGATCGGGTTTCTGAATGTCCCAGCCATCAAAGCCACCCCAGAAAGGTGCAGTGAATCTGTTATGCTCGTTGTCTAGGATCGGAGTCCAGCTAGCTGATGTGGCAGATCCGGCTGCAATGCCGGCTGTTGCCAGGCCTTGGTTTGCACGAGAGCCTGATTGATAATAAAATCCATTGTCGCCACTAACTAAGTCGTCCAATGAGAAAACGTAAGACCATGAATCTATACCATCAATGGCATGGAACTCAGCGATAGCGCCATTTGTGCCAGCTGTTGGATCATCGGGGAATCCTGCATATAGTAGTCTGTTGGGGGCTGCAACACTATTGTCGTTTTTGGTCGAGGAGCTAACTCTCGTGGTTGAAAATCCCCAATATGCGTTTTTGGTGTTTGTTAAGCCTCCATCACTGGCTGATAGTCTGCTTCTATTAACTGGGAAGATCAGAGATGCTGTGACTGCTTGGGCTGGTAGGCCACCTCCGGCGCCATCGCTGGCCGGTACTTCTCGGACGTCGCCGGCCATTGAGATGGGCCAAGGGGCGCTGGGATAGCTGGGGTCGAAGTTCGGATTCACAGCAGCCTTGTTATAAATGTGTCCGACAACCACGTTGCTACTGGGGTTTAACCCTTGTGCGTTGATAACGAAACTCTTGTGAGAGCCCAAGTCATAGTCCGTGTAAAGCACGGCGCCGGTGCCACCAGAGCCCGTAACATCTGTAAATTTGGGGGGTCCGAAGAATCCAAATGGAAGATAAAGTGGGTCTGTGGCTGCCGAATCAACTTCAGGATTAACCTGTACATAAACAAACTTTGAGTTATTTGGATAATCTCCGTATGTCTTCAATCTACGGCCGATGGGATCCCAGCTTGTATATTGATCGCCAATTTTGCGAGCAACATAGCTGGGGCTTGTGGGATCGAGAGTACAGTTATCAAATCTTTCCATAATTTGTACATTGTTGTCTGTGTCACTGAGAGATCTCAGAACCACCGAGAAAGAACCGTATTCGGTTGCGTTGGTATTTGACTGTCGTATGTCTTCGATGGAAACTTTCACGTTTTTGTGCAACCACTCTCCGTGGCCGCGGCCAACCAACTTAAACAGCTTCTGTTGTAGTTGTGGAATGTAGGATGTCGGGTCTCCACTTAAGTCTTGGCCAATAAACCAACCTGCAACCGCCTCGCGAGAAGCTTGCTTCTTCATGTTGTGGGGGCCGGTACCGGTTGAGCCACTTAGCGCAATTCCAAGAATTACTCCTTGAAGGGCTGCAGTGTCCAGATCGCGGTCTCTTAGTTCTTGTTCAAATGTCTCTCCAATCCAGACATCATCAACTGTGGCTGCGGGATAAAAAGCGCCGGCGGTGGTTAATAGCTGAGGGTTTGTGTTGAACCTTTTTCTGATGAATTTATCGCTGTTGTCATTAAAGTTAAACTTGACTCTTTTCGGAGAAGACGTGTTAGAACCACTATATTCAATGGTGAATAGATTATCGCTATCCATACCCAATACAACTCCGCGGGCGTTATATGTTCCAAGTGTGCCGGTCATGCCGAGGGCGGTGCCTCCACCAGCCCCCGCGCCACGCACAGAGCCGACAAGGCTAAGAGAGCCCGAGTTCATATAGAATGTGGCTGCTAAGTGTAGTTCTTTACCATCACTTGTACAGTCTGTGTCCGATCCTGAAGTACATACAAAGAGGCCATATGCCCCGCCGGTTGAATCGTTGCTGGTGCCAAGGTCTTCAGCGGTTTTCCAGCCGGCTGAAGCGTCCAGGCCTGCAGTGCTGCCGGCTGATGTCTGCTGCCCAAGAAGGCGAATGTATGTGACTGGGCCAACTCCTGATCTCAAAAAAGCTTTTGCAGCATAAGTTCCATACATCGGAGAAACATAGTTTCCATCACGATATACATCATTATTTGAACCACCTGCCACCGTGTCGCCGAACATATCTACAAACTGAGAATATGATTCTACTTTTATTGGCTGCATGGCTAAGCCTCGTGCAGAGCGGCCTACAATGACGGGGCCGATGGCCTCAACTGTCTTTGGGAGATACGAGTTATCAATTTCGTTAATGAAAACCCCGGGCGATACAAACTTAAAATTCTTTACTGACATGTTTTTTTTTCCTTCACTCGTTTGATGGGCACTATTGTGGTCTTTAGTGTTGTCATAAATAAGTAGTATTTTTATGCTCAAACGTCATGAAGCAAATTAAGAATTTGTTTTTTGCTTCATGAACTACTATCCAAAAAAACCACCGTTGCCTGGGACCGGAGAGGTTTCTCTTGGATAGGTTAGTTCTACAACATTCTCATCGACTCTAATAATTGGTCGGTCGGCGTTTGCGCCGTCGCCTATTAGATAGCCAAGAACCTTTATTGTGATCTCGGATGAAAACATTCGCATATCTTCCCCTAAATTACCAATGTTGTTGTTATGTGTAAAGCTATCTTGTATGAAGGCCTCATACATGTGACCGTCTCTTTTCATAACAAATGAGTTTATTTGGCCCGGGCGAGTAATGAACGGCGTCATCAGACTGTTCATCTGTTGTTGGTATTCAGACTTAATCGTGATCTTATAATCTACATTGATATATACCGGAATCGGTATCGACAATGATTGTATCACAATCTTCTTATTCACTCTGGGGGAATTAAGCTGTTTTTTTGTTCCCAGGTTGTTTCTTGTGGTGTTAGCAACCGCAAAATTCCTTGTTTTATCTTCTTTTATCTTTTTGGCGATTACCATCCTTCCTGATCTTCCATCTTTCTCGCTCGAATAAATATGGGCTTGAAATCCACCCTTTCTCGTTGGGTCTTTGGTAATTCCAGTTCTCTCTATACTTATTAAAGGTAATTTCAGGGCGCCGCCATTGTCGCGAAGCTCTTTCTCGTTCTTTATTTGAAATGCCCTCTCTGGCGCCTGCCAAACTACTGGTACGGCTGTGAAGCCTTCGTTTGTTGTGGTGCTGAGGTCTAAGTCTTCCTTTAGCCACGACACTATCGCGTAATCTATTGTCTCTATGCTTGAAGCTAACATACCCAATTCTTTTAGAGTATGTTCAGAGCTACCTTCTGGCAGCATCGCAAAGTCAAAGTTATCAGGTAGCATCAAATAAGCCCTTTCTTGCCCTGCGGCATCTTGCAGATATTTCAAAACCATGTTCAACTTGACCAAATAGTTTTTTCTTCTCTTGTAGTTTAACTATCTCGTAATAATGTTCTCCGTACAAAACAAAGTCACCTTCGCGAACATATAAGTCTTGATCTTCTTCTAATCTGCGTCTGTGGAAGTGTACATTTATCTCCCATGTCTTGTCAATGCCGGCACTTTCCATATATTCGGTGGAATAATCAGTAAATTCTACCATTGCATATACTCTAACTGGTGGGAGGTAGGTTTTATTTATTGCCTCTCCGTATAGGTCATGAAAATTGGTTGTTTCCATATCTATCGGATAATAAAGCAATTGCTGGCCGATGACCTTCTCAATAAGTTCATCATTGACTTGTTTTACTAGATCTCGCTCTTTCTTACCTAGGAATAATGGGGGCGGCGGTGCTTCTGGTTTTTTCCAATTGTTTGCCATGGCTTATTATCCCACAAATATCGGCAGTGGTGCTCGTCTCAAGGTTTCTTCTACTGCGGTCACCTTTTCTGAATCTGTTTTCGCGAGGGCCACATATTCCATTTCTTTAAGCATCTCTGTTAGTTTGTCTCTCAAATTCGCTTGCTCTTCTTTTGCTTGAGCCAGGAGATCTGAGTGATTCAAGGTGACACTCTCTCCTGGAATTGGGATCGTTGTGAATTTACCTCTGATTTGGCCTAGCATCTCTTTACACAGAGCTAACGCAAATTTTCTAATCCATTGCTTACCAATTGCATTAATATTCTTATATGGTAAATTGCCAATTGGTAAAGTATTCATGTTATTGACGCCATTCACACCGGTGTCATAATTATCGTCTGAGTCCCACGCATTTCCATTAATATAGAAATTAAACCACATGCGATCTGCTTGATTCATCCCCCAATCACTTGGCGTTGGGTACAACCTAACACGATTATTAATTATTTCATAAGAATACATCGATGTTCTTGTATAAATGCTATCTTCATACATAATGGCCTGAAGCTTATTCTGCCACGTGGGAACTAGTTCAAATGTGGAGTCATCCGCAAATTGTCCGTATGTCGACATATTTCCTACAACTCCAATTCCTCCATAATAGCCGTAAAATCGCCACATGGCACGTGGTGACTTGAAAAACACCTTGTTAATCACTATTCTCTGGTCGTCATTGACTTTATCCTCGAAATCAACTTTATTACCACCATCATCTAGGCCGGTTTTTGATGCTGCTTGAATTATTTCCTGAAGATCATAGTCTTGCTGGTTATGGACTATAGCGAATGAACCAGAATACTGTCTAACTGTACCACCTTGGCCGGTTGATGAAATAAGTCCATCCCCCACCTTCTTGGAGTATTCGAACTTAAATCTTGGATATTTAAGTTCTACGCTGAAGTCTCCTAAGCTCGATGAGAAATCGCTCTCCTTCATATTGCCGTAGTGGTCAAAAGTGCCTGTGGTGTTACCTAGGGCGTCTGAAAGCATGTTTTTGCTTTGGTGCAGATTGACGATGTATGAATACTCTAGAACAGCTTCTTCGTACGCCGCATATACATTTGCAGGCGTCAGTTCGATATCAACAACGTCGCCGCCTAGTTTTTTATATACATATGCAACCTGTAGGGCGGCGCCAGTCAAGAAATCTACTGATCCCGTATACATTCCAAACGGCAATGAGCCTGAAACTGCTGCTGCACTTCCTGTTGAAGTTAGTGTAATAGCACTATTCTTAGACTTTGGGCTGAGGTTAGTAGGCACGCATGTTCCCTCCTAGGAATAAATAGTAAAGACGCTTACAAAACTCGAATCAATCAGCATAAACGTTTATTTTATGCGTTTCGTGAAATTGTTTTGGATTTTGTGGTGCTTCTGCGTGTCTTCTTCTTGGGCGCCTTGGCTTTTTTAGTGATTGGCGCTTTAGCTGCTTTCTCCGGAGCCGGTGCTGATTCTGCCGCGGCAAGTGTAGCAGTTACAGCGGCAGTGTCTGTGACAGCCGTTGGTGCTGCCTTGATCACTGGGATATCAATCTCCGGTGGTGGTGTTACTACAGTCGATTCAGTGACTGGAGCGGCGGTTGTTATTGCATCCTCGGTTTTCATGACGTATTTCATGCGGGGGTGGTTACTGTACTTAGCGCTGAATTTCTTCTTTGATGAGAGCATTCTTCTTTTCTTTCCCATGTGGAACTCCTTGTGTTTTGTCCATTAATAAGTAGTTTTAAAATAACAAAACGAAAATCTCAAAAATTGGAGGCGAAAAAAATTTAGGAGATCGACATTTTCAAAAAAATCCCCCCAACCCAAAAGGGAAGGGGGGAAAACATAAGTTTATATTTTAACTGTATTAAATTTTAGCTATCGCTAAAAACAATACCATTAGTTTTAGCAGTGGACATACCGCTGACAAGCCACACAGTGCCATCCGAGACAAGATCGATGTAGTCACCTGCCAAAACGGCAGTTCCAAAAGTAGCTACAATATTGCTGCTACCATTAGCCGCGTTTCCGTGGTTAGAGTCCAATGAAACCGCTCCCCCGGCCATGTAATCCCCGGCCACTGCAGTTACCGTGCAAACGGCTGTAGAATAATCTGCCGTTTGAATGATCTTAAATGACATCCCAGCAGTGGCTGCAGGAAGGGTGATATCCACCCCGTTTTGTCCCATCAGAATAACTTTGCCGCTATCCGATGTAGTTAATGTTGTATCCGAAGTTACGGATTTAGTCGCCACCTTGACGTGGAATAACTCGTTTTGATTTTCGTTAATCAGGCTACGAATTCGTGCCCAACCTACTCTTTTGGTTCCCATAATATATTTCTCCTTATATGAATATTAATTAGGTCAATTAACGAAGGGATTTCTCCCCTCGCCTATAAGTAGTCCTCCCCAAAATGAAAGCGTATGATAAATGAAAGCCCCCGTTAAAAAACGGGGGCTTTGCATTATAGTAGGTTACTAAGCTATTGTTTAGCCAGTAGCACCGGCTTCACCAAGTAGTCCGCGGACAATAACGAGGCCGTAAAGGTCAGGACGCACCATCTTCTTGGCATAACGCGTCATGACTCCCTTACGGGGCACGAAGTCTTCAGGTCCGAAGATTGTGGGCGTAGTTTGTAGCGGCACATAGGGTGCATATACATAACCAGATTCAAGGAAACTTGAACCTCTACGACCAACAAGGATCACGTTGCGAAGGAAGTACGGATCAACAATGACATCGAACTTCTTGCTAAGCGAACCAGTCTTCACTGCACCAACAGAACCCTTCTCATCATCATGTGTGACGGAAGCTCTGAAGCCGGCTGTGAATTCTAGGATGTTAGCAACTTCGGGAGAGCATACAATGAAGTTAGCTCCGCCGCGAAGGGTCTTGCGGTGAATCTGAGCAGAAACATCGTTGATTGTCTCAACGAGAGTCTCATACCATTCACTCACAGTACCAGTGAAGTCGGGAGCCGCTGAGGACGCACCGATTTCTGCACCTGTTGTGCGATTAACAAACAGACCTGGAGAACGAGCCCAGTAGTATGTTGCAGCTGTTGCACCATTTACTAGGTCAGATAGGATCTCGCGATCAATCTCAAGAGCGATTTGCTCAGAGAGAATGCTTGTAAGCTCAACCTCGGCATCAAGGTTGTGGTAGGCGTTAAGGTCTTGACCTAACTCCGGTGTCCACTTAGCCTTGAGCTTCTTGGTTTGCGCTGTAATCGCAATACTATCGACCTTGATGTCGATCTCTGGGATATTCTTCTCTGCTTCGAGACCCCACTCAGCTTGACCAACAACACCACCTAGAGCGCTAGCGTTAGTTAGATCATCTGTTTGGGCCCAGGAAACCGTGTTTAGGGCTGAGGTAAGCTGAGACAGAACAAGAACGCCCTGTCCCGTTGCATCCACTGCGTCAGTGCTGGCTGCTCCATCAACACCAACACCAACAAAAGTCAATTCTAGACGTGTGCCGGCTGCATTTTTGCGAGTTTGGCGGCGTACCAAGCGAGCCATGGGGGCGCCGGCTTTGTCTTCCAAAATACCATTGCCTTCGCTACTGGAGACGTTGAATGACTGTGGCCCCTGTGTATTAACCTGATCTAGACCAGATATCAACACCGACACTACTGTAGCCACCGTTGAGCCAGAGACAAAGTCTGCGTCATAACGTGTTGCCTTGGTGACCGCTGTGTTCCACCCAAAGACGCCGTTTTGGACAGCTTGTGGTGTTAAAGTTATAGCGCTGGCAAGAGCTGAACCAGTCGGAGAGGAATAACCGTTATTAAGGTTATATCCGCCGCCGGCGTCACCCAGCTGTTGAGCCAGATCGATACCATCGGCGATTCCCTTACCAACTTGGTTTCCACCATACAACGAACTAGATAGATCGTATCCTAGGCGAGATTCTGTCGTAGGGAAATCACCTGATTCCTGGCTGACTGTGAAGTCGAGGAAGAAGATGAGGCCGGATGGCAGACTCATCGGCTGAACACTAACGAGATCGTTAGCGATAAGACCTGCGAAAACACGACGAACAATCGGGAATGCAACGGCCGCAAAGCCCTCAACATCTCCACCTGCCATCGATGAACTTTCACGTAGAAGCTCTTTAGCTTGGTTCTCAAGCAAACGAGCCATAGTTTGACGGGAGCGATCCTTATCTATTCCTTCGAGTAGACCGGTCTTTTCCCATTTTTGTAATAAAGCATGACCTTCGGCACGGACATCACGATTGATGACACCTTCAGTCAGCCTTTCAATAATACTAGACATTTAAAATTACCTCCTTATATTTATAGTTATTTTATTCCAGCTAGTCTCTTCATCCTCTCTTGGAGAGGATCAGAGGGTGCGCTCTCTTGACGAGTCGCACGTAACATAGTAGAACGTTTTGATATTGCTTCGCTCAGTGATTGTGGTCGCCTCTCTGTAGGAGATGACTCCACTGTGCTTTGAAGTGTTTCAAATACTGTCCTTGCTTCTGCTACTGAACCGACGCTAGAAATCGCTTCGACAATTTTATCTTTTTGTCGCTCATTTAGGGAGGTATTTCGTAAAATACGGTTCGTGTAAAGCAAGCGAGCATTAGAAAGATTTACATCTTGTAATCCTTCCTGTAACTCTTGTACTGCTTGCTTATACTTTGTGTTTTGCTCTTTGACTTGGTTATTTTCAAAAACCAACTCTTCTTGAGCTTTCTTCAAATCTTTTAAATCTTGTGCGAGATCGGTGGAACGGCGGTGTGCTAGCTCCTTCTCCATTTCCCACTTGACACTTTCTGCTGGGCGGCCGGCCCAGCCAGATAGGTCTGCACCCATATCAACTGTGAGCTTCTCTACGATTGCATTTGTCAAATCGTCGATACGGAGAGCTTCTGTTTGTGTATCGTCTTCTTCAGTCACGGTCTCCTCGGATATTTCTTCTTCTTGTACTTCTTCGGTAGATTCTTCGACAACTTCATCGTCTTCAGACATAATGTTTTGAATGTCTTCTTCGGTAAGCTCGATCTCTTCTTCATTGACCGCGGCATCCAGTTCTTTGAGTGCTTCTTGTAGGGCACCCAGATTAATTTCTACTTCGTTGCTATCGCCGACATTAGAGAATTTGTCCAAGTGCTCTCCAGTGTGGGCAGATAAACCATCGGTTGCTGATAGTTCGACGTCATTCTCGGTGATATCTTCAGATGTGACTTCAGGGGCGCCCAGATCATCAGATGGCATGCCGATGTCGGCCACTGGCTCTTCTATGTCCAGCATTGGCTCCTCAAGTTCAATTAATTTATCTAATGTTTCGCGTACTTCGTTAGAATACTTTTCTATAATCGATGATTCTGCGTTTTTTAGAGCCGCCTCTCTCAAGGCCCGGGCATCTACAATCGCCTCTTTAAGCAAGCTAGACATAAATAAAATAACTCCTGAAATAATAGTGTTGCAAAATAAATAGTATTATTGTGATAGAAAACCCATTTATATTCTGCAGATTGTGTTGTGTTTGTGTTTAGTTGGGTTCTTTTTACCAAAATTCAAGCCCGATCTGTCACTGGGCTCGGTGTTACCATGGTGTATCTGGCTATTCTGCATATATAGTTTCTTTAAAGTATAATCTATTCAGATAGCGTTGAATGGATAAGTTACCGATTCTCATAAAGAGGGGTGTCTCCATTATTCGCAATGATTGTAGCAACACCGGACGCATCAACTGTGATACTATCACCCCCTCACACAGTCATGGTGTCCGATGATGCTATTAAACCATTTAAATTTAATCTTTTCCTTTTTATACTAAATTAGATGCCAGTTTATACCGTCCGAATGTACTGTTAGTGATTCGTACAATGATGTGACGCTCTTTGTAGCATCTCCATC